TTAGTTGAACATCGACCAGGTGGCGGCGTAGAAGGTTCCGGCATAGACAACATAACCCACCCAGATCACTGTGATAACCGCAAGGGACAGTTTCATAGACATAGTCTTACCTCTTCAGGACGTTAGCGTAGAGCCGTGGATTTACTTTGCTTTACAGTAGTCCTGCACGATTAGGGCAATATTGATCCAGCGCATAAATTGCGGATTTAGCTGCTAAGGGGAAAATTGCGTTTGCGGGTGTTTTGCGGTAACCGGGCAGTTGCGGCAGGAAACTGGGGGTAACTGGCGACAAAACCAGCAGTTGACCGGGTAAGTGCTTAATCTGCGACTAAAAGCGCGCTATACTGCCGCCCGCTGTCTCCTTAGTTAAATGGATATAACGAGCCCCTCCTAAGGGCTAGTTGCAGGTTCGATTCCTGCAGGGGACACCATCTGACCGTTCGCTACCCTCCGTTTTAGTTCGTAAATCCCCAGCCATATCAGCACTCGCAAGAAATCATCGTTCGCATTAGTTCGCAATAGTTCGTTGACAGCCGCATAGTTTGGCGGGTAAAAAACGAGTAAATAAATTTACCCACCGGAATTTTACCCATGCTTACCGTAAAGCAGATCGACGCTGCCAAACCAAAAGACAAGCCTTACCGGCTTCTGGACAGTAATGGCCTGTATCTGTATGTCCCGGTATCGGGGAAGAAGGTGTGGCAGTTGCGGTACAAGATTGAGGGCAAAGAGAAGGTTCTCACTGTCGGAAAATACCCACTAATGTCTCTGCAGGAAGCACGGGACAAAGCATGGCTTGCACGCAAAGATGTTTCTGGAGGGGTTGACCCAATTAAGGCTAAGAAGCAGTTGGCCAGGGTAAACACCTTCGGAGCGATTTACAGGGAATGGTATGAGCATAAAAGGCAGGTGTGGTCTCTGAAGTACGCGGAAGAGCTTGGAAGGATGTTCGCAGATGATGTGTTGCCAATGATTGGCGACATGGAGATAAGCGAGATTGAGCCGATGCAGATCCTGTCTGTTATCCGGCTGTATGAGGAAAGAGGGGCGATGGAGCGTGCCAATAAGGCCCGCCGCCGCTGTGGTGAGGTTTTCCGTTATGCGATCATAACTGGCAGGGCAAAATACAATCCAGCACCAGACCTTGCTGATGCGATGAAGGGTTACCGCAAAAAGAACTACCCTTTCCTGCCTTCCGACCAGATACCGGCTTTCAACCAGGCTCTTGCAGGCTATTCGGGTAGCGTTGTATCCCGGGTGGCCACACAGTTTCTGCAGTATACTGCCCTGAGAACGATTGAGATGCGGTCGCTGAAATGGACGGACATCGACCTTGCAACGAAGACCATCACAATCCCTCCCGAAGTGATGAAGGGGCGACGGGCCCATATCGTCCCATTGTCTGACCAGGTCATCACACTTCTTGAATCACTGCGGCCAATCACACAACCCGTATCCCTGTTTGTGTTTGCTGGCCGAAATGACAAAAAGAAATCCCTTAGTGATAACGCTGTTCTGCAGGTGATCCGCCAGATTGGCTATGAGGGACTGGCAAGTGGACATGGATTCCGCCACCAGTTCAGCACCATCATGAATGAGCATGAGTGGCCAAATGACGCCATTGAGAGACAGCTTTCTCACCATGACAGCGGAACCATTCGGGGCATCTACAACCATGCTCAATACCTGGAGAAACGCCGGGAGATGATGCAATGGTGGGCCGACTGGATAGACGGAAAGGTTAGCTAAATTGTCGGCCGGCGCTCCCCGTAAACGCGTCGGGCGCAAAAGGTTACCTTGCCAATCACATTTAGCTCGTCCAGTACTTCCCCTCTATGCCCTCCAGATCCAGTCAATAATCAAGTCCAAAACCATAGCCACACCAGAAAAATCCGAACTTTGACTCCCTAAGAATATGCCTGGAGCCAGCATCAACTAAGAGTAGTAGGCTAAATGTTCTACACATGTGGATGATTATGCATGTGTGGTTCAAGAGCTTCGATCATTTTCCGGCCCTAGTGCCGGGATTTTTTTGTCTGAAATTCGGCTATAATGTTTGTGGGGCCGAAGAGCACCCTATATCAAAGAAGTATCCCAACACCGATTTTCCCGCCCAATCTGGCGGGATTTTTTTTTTGCATTTATTGCAATTTAGATTGGTACTACTATGATTGTATAGCGATATCCATCGCTATACTCATAAGACATTCCTGTGCACAACCAATATTCAGCCCGTCGCCAAAGCGGGCTCTTTTTATGCGTCAAATGACTAATACCCTTCTCTCAGAAACCTCTAAACTTTCGAACCCTAATAACATGCTAGAAGCCACGACTGGGTCCACGCAGTAGGTTAAATATTCAGGACATGCGGAATACGTATGTGTGGTTCAAGAGTAATAATGTCCTTTTTCCCGGCTCCACGGCCGATTTTTTCTGCCATCAATAACTCGAAAATATTGCTCAAGCTTTGACGCGCAGAACCGATAACTTCTGTACCGGTAGTTCATTACAGCGTCCTCTGTCGGGCTGTAGTGAGGGCACTAACGGAACCCAGGATTTTTTTGATGCACTTTATCTCCCGGCCATGATAGCCGGGATTTTTTTGCCTATAATTTGCAGTTTAGCGTGGCCCTACTATGGTTAGAGTAACGATATCCATCGTTAACCTCATTAGATCTACCAACCTGTGTACTACAAGGATTTAGCCCGCCGCCAAAGTGGGCTTTTTTTTTGTAATTTCTTAGCAGTTATATTATCGGCCGGCTGTCATCGTGGTAATTAGACACCATGAAGGTCAACTTACCCAGCACCACGATATCCTCCATAGCAGCCGCCCCCAGCGCCTCACCATCACGGGTGATGATTGACTGCCCAATCAGCTTGCCGACCGCCCTCTCGCCGTACAGCTCGAAACAGAGCATATCCCCTGAACAAGGCATCGCGCCCGAATCCATTATATGAATAACTCCATCAATCTCGAACAGGCTCACAGTTGGCCGTACCTGGCATATCTTATTAAGGTCGATCCGCGTTTCAACGTAGTCCTGCGCCGGTGATGGAAATCCCATGTCAGCGGCCCCCGTTGTTATGATTGAACAGGTGAAACATCCGCCGCTCACCCTCTTCAGTCGAGATGTCGCGGAAGCTGCCCTGATAGTGTTCAATCCACCGGTTGGCCTCAGCCAGGGTAAAATCGTGGTTTACCTTCATCAGATGCTCCACGAAGTCGACCGTAGTCACCGTGCGCTTGCCGTTCGGCGCTATTTTGATGCTTGCTCTGAATGCTGTCGCTATGTCGTCTCTGCGTGCCATGATGGCCCCCAATCAAATACTGTATGCATATACAGTGATATTGATCGGTGCAGGCTATCAAGGGGATTTTAGGTGGGCGTGTTAGTGGGTTGATGGTAAAGAGGATTTAGTTTTGCCCGGAAGATTCCGGGCTTATGTCAATATCAAACTGTTGATTTATAGCTCTAAGAATTGCTGATTTTACTGCGGTACTTATCAACATTCTTATCAATTAATCCATACAATATCAAAGAGAACAATATTGAAATGCATATCATAATTAATGACCACATCCAACTTCCGCGATGATTTGTAATCACGTAAGCTACAATCGGCCAGTGAATTAAATAAATAGGGTAGCTGAGTTCACCTATGAATCTATCAAGCTTACTGTTTTTAGTGAAGTGAAAAATAAATGCGACGGAAGCGGCAAACATTGAGAAGCAGATTATGTTAATATATGGATTATTGAAGTCATGTTGAATAATCGATATTAAAACGAATATCAACACACACCCCGACAATGACGCAGCCCACCACCTTATATTGACATCAATTAATTTCATTCTCAATAAACACCACAACCAATAAGAAATCATACCCAGAAGAAATAACCAGAATGAATTTAAGGCACTTCGGTGATCTAATGGATGATGAAAGAACAGCGTACTTTTAATGGTGACGTATACTATCGTGAAAATCACAAGCAATGATGCGGTGATCCTCCAACTCCTTGCAAACAAAGGGGCAGCTAAATAAAAGCAGATTTCAACGCCCACAGACCACATATGCTGCATATGCGCTGCATTTGTAAGTGGTTCAATATTTAGTGATTGCGCATGCTGGTTCAAAAAAACAAGGTGCCCAGAACCATCAATACCAAACCACCACAATATCTGCGAAAAAAGCATTGTTATTGATAAGAAGTAGACTAATGCTGATGCCAAGATATTTCTATAAACACCAGAATCTATAGGCGTTATGAAAACTACAACTAAAATGAATACAGATATGTAGCTCGGCCATAACCGGAGGATTCTCGCAAGATAGAATCCAGATGTATTGCCAACATACTTTTCATTTAGCACAAGTGCCATGTAGAATCCAGATATTATAAAAAAGGCCATTACTGCAAGATGGCCTTCAATACCAGGCACTCTAATTCCATTGTGAGAAAAAACAACTGATATTGCAAGTAAGAAACGAATTAATCCCATGATATCGCTCTTTGCCAAAATTTATCTTAATTCTATAATCATAGAAAACTAAGCAGACCATTAAAAAACAGCCTTAAAATCTTGCATAACAATATCACAGATTCTTTAGCAACTCATCATGAAATCATTCAATTTTTTTCATGAAATCAATCAACCTGTCGTCATCATCCTCAATAACGCCGAGGTTTGGGTAGTCCTCATCTGATTGCTCAGATGAAAATACAGATATCAATTCTTTTTCAGTTGAGTCTTTAAATTGAACAAATTTCATATCGTCATCCTATTTTAGAATTCGTATCCTGAACAGTAAATTGTGAACTGATATGCTGTAGGGCCATTTATCGTAGTATAGTAATAAATAGTTTGAGGCGTGATCATCTGGATAGGTATAGCCGCAGAGTCATAAGACACAGAGGCCTGCCCTGTCCCAATATAAATCCCTCCAGCAGTCCTTCCAATTCCGCTTGAATCGGCTGACAAAGCAAAACCAATTGATCCTGTGCCTGCTGATGCCCTTGACCTTGCATAAATGAAACAACTGCTGGCATTTTTAGGTACTGCTGATGAGATATTCAAGGCAGTAGCGGAGGTCGGTGTTGATGTTGAGTCAAGAGCAGTTATCTGCGTCGTCCTTACCGCTCTTTGGAACTGATATCCGGGAATAAGCTTGGAGCTTGAGTCAGTAGCCCATACTGAAACAAGGGCTGATGCGGTAAAGCCAGTTGGCATGTTACTCCCGCCATAAACTTCTGGCGCAACGGAAGCTGTTGCATTGACTGCAAGAAGTGATGAAGCTCCACTTGTAGGATTGTAAATGGCATACAAAGCGACAAAGCCGTTTACAGGCGCTGCGCCTGTGTCCATTCCCCCGGCGCCTAATGTTGTCAGGTTAACAGTTTTATTAAAGTTGCCTATACGGTATTGGCTTCCTCCCACTGCTACCCCAACAATTATTTCGTCAGAGGTGAATGTTGCCGAGGCAGATGCGGTTGAAAGTGACATTTTACTATTGCGAGAGCTACCAATTACCCCGGCAGCTAATGAAGATACTTGTGCCATGTTAACAGCATGATTGGTTTGAGTTGCCCCAGCCACAGGTAATGCACCGCCTGAGTTTCCGCACAAAACCCACGCCGTTAATGTGCTGTTCCACTCTACTTCAACCAAGCCATTTGCAATAATCTCGCCACCCTGCAATGCCTGATTTGCGTGTGAGTAAAGCGGGTATGCTGACCCACCGTTTGCTGAGAAAGTTGAGGATCCGGTATTGGCTGTTTTCGCCTTAAAAGTCAGGCGCGTTCCATCAATGAGCGTTGGCAGCGCCGGCACGAACTGGGCGACATAAGCATTGGCCGCTCCAGTATCAGCTGCATATGTCATAGAGCTTTGTTGAATGGCTGAAATCAATCCCGCTGCAGGCAGGAATGGAGCGTTTTGAGCTAAAGAGATATTCGCTGCCGATATCGCTGTGGTTCCCTGAGCAACAGTGATCACCCAGGCTGCAGTGTAACCAGTATCAACGGCGGGAGTTGTCTGAGTTCCGGTCGTGGCTGCAACTCCAGCCTTCAACGATAAGGTGCATACTCCAGAACGGACCGTATTCTGAGCGGCGCCTGAATTATTAGGACCACTATAGGCGACTGAGGGGTTTGCTGCGTTGTAATAAGGCAGAGTTACCGCGCCTGAATCAGTATCGTTATAGGTGGCCTGGATAAGGTAATTTATGCTCTGACCAGCGGTTACCGGTGCTGTCAGTGTAAATGCAGTTGAGCTGAGAATTACACCCTGCTTTAAAATAGTGTTCGCAGTATCTGCGGCGAGTGATGAATATGCAGAATTATCCACGTTCTGAAGACTATAAATTTGTCCTTTCGCTACGTTAACAACCATTGATGCGGGGCTGGATGGCGTGCAGGAAAGGCCATGAAGATAAGTGCTTGAGCCCATTATTGCAGCTGATAATTTAGCAAGACCCATCATGGCGTATTTGTTAGTGTTCAGTAAATCGGTCTCTAATGGGATTGCTCCCGGGTAGATGATCTGACGATCCATTGCTTTCTCCAGACGTGATTAGACGGCCGGGATTTATTCATCCAGGCTGGTTGTGTTCATTTTTTAATTAGTTACTGCAGGCGCACCCAAACAATGGTTCCTTCCATTTTCACCGAGGCTACGGCTTCGTAGACCTGTGCATCCGTGACAGTGCCGGTGACCATTTTTTGAGATGAATATTGTCCGCGTGAGGGAATGCTGAAACCGGAAGGAGTGGATGCGTAACCTGCGATGTATGGAACGCCACTCCCCTTTGGCCTTTGTGCCGTGACGAATGCCTGATATGGCAGAGACAGGGAGCCATACCCACCCGCCTGGCCATAACCAATAGTTGGACCACCATAAGCACCGGTATCCTGCGGCCGCTGAGGCTCGAAAATAATCGGTGCCTGACCGGTTAAATCCTCCAGAATATCGATAATCGCCTGGCGGGTTCCTCGCTCACGGAACAGGTTTATTTTTATCTGGTTCCTGAATAAATCATCTGCCTGCCCGCCGCTTCGCTTTAAATTATTCCCAAAGAAGTCATGCGCGGTGAGGTCAAGCCATCCATCGGTTGCAGTGCTCATTCGCGTCTGGAGCTTCGCGTAAACATATAGCGAATAACACCACGCAAGAGCACTTGAACAGGCGGTAAGCACGCCATTTAAAAATGGATTTAGCTCACCAAACCATGTTGGCGGAAGCAGCCCTTTCAGGCGGGTAAAGATGTCGTCCTGATCGCCTGTAGCCATTTAGCTCACCGCAATTGTTCCGGCGCGGATGACCTGCTTGCCTGAAGCTGCTAGGTCTGCCGTTCCTGAGTTTAGAGTTACAGAAGATACGTTTGTGACGAGAGGGCTGGCGCCGTATGCCACTGTGGCCAGCTGCGTGTAAGTTAGTAATTGGCCCAGCGACAAACTGGCGATGTACTCCTGTATAGCGGCCTGCGCCAGTGACACAATTGCAGAATGACTGCCAGACGGGTCAGAAGTAATCGTCATTGAGACGTTTGCGGTTAACACTGATGGCGGAAACACGCCGAACGTCGTGGTGAAGCCTCTCACAGCATCAATTGCTGAATATACCTGATCCAAAAACGTGCTCGTGGGGGTTCCGCTTCCATCATCAACTACTGCATAAAAGTATCCGGGCTGAGCAGTGCCGTTGTAGGCGATGTTTTCAGTCAGCGTATACGTCACGCCGCTCTGCATGCTGGAGATTGCATAGCCAATTGCCGCCTTGGTTGCTTTTGACAAAGAGGCAATCCAGAGGACAAATCGCGCCCTGAAATCAGTATCACTTTCAGCATCTTTGCCATTAGTGAATGTTGTACTGTTAGTCACCGTGTCCACATACTGGATTGAGCCTGAAATCACGGTGATGGTTCCAGCCTGAGCGTTGCCCGCGGCCCCGGCGGTATTGGCCTGCACAGGCACAGACAGGGAACTAACGCCGGCCGCAATGATGTATCCCACCTGTACTGAGTCGTAAGCGGCATTGGTGGTATCTGTTGTAACGGTAAATGCCTGGGTACCATCAGTGGTTGTTACCGAGGAACCCACAGCGATCAGAGCCTGATTTGTTGCAGTAAATCGGCTGAAGGTTACGGGACCGGTTGACTGTACCGCTGATAGCCTAGAAAAGCTGAAATCTGCCATCCACGTATCAAGGTCTTCACCGGAACACGTTGCTGCCCGGGTAGTAACCAGAAGATTGACGATCAGCTGCTGAATCCACATCGCCACGCCAGCATTTGATTCAGTAATTGAGCGAAGGATGCTGCCAATTACCAGGTCAACAAGCCCCGCCGCGCTGGCCTGCATAGCAGTTACCTGATCGCTAACCAGCGTTGCGAATGATTTAATATTGAGTGATGCCACGCGATTACCTCGTTACGTCAAAGCTTAATGTTGCAGGAGTGCCAGTGGTGGCGTCGGTGTACTTGATGTCTACAGTGACACCCATATCGATGATGGTCAGGTTCACAGCCGGTGCCGGGGTAGTGGCGACAACATCCTCAAGCAGCATTTGCCCAAGGATTAACGCTTTCCACTCATTAGGCCTAACGCTTTGCCCTACCTTCCGGCCCAGTCCGGCGCCATATTGAGGATGAAAGACGTAATCGCCTGGGTTGGTCATTAGTCTCCGAAGAATGCGCTGCTTTCCGCGTTCGGTGTCAGATGCAGGGCGCAGGTCTCCCGTCGGTGAGGTTGAAATATCCCCACCTATGTAGTGCCAGATGTCGTACATGATTCACCCTTAGGTTAGTTGCTGGTTCGGCTTGCTGGTTATGCCGCCGCCGTCACCGTTTTCTGGGTGCGTGTGTCCGTTATAGGTCAGGCGAATTTTCTGAACCGTGCCGTATAAACCATTGCTGTCGGTGATGTCCTTCACCACTTTCAGGTTTTCATCTATCAGAACGTCTCCGCCGGTAAAGTGATGAGCAGGGGCATCATAAGTTATCTTCACCGCCGAGCCGACCTGCACCTCTCCGGTGTTGAGAAACTTCAACATTGAGCCTGATTTGTGAATCAGCCAGAACTCCCCCGATGGCGGCCCCGGGCAGCGGTCCTCATCGTTATAGAACTGTCCCGCTGCCATGCCGGCGCCCATCAAGCCAGAATCAAACTCAACCTCAACTGCAGCGCCAATCATTGGCCCCGCTGCCAGCCCCCACCCATCACCAACCCATGGCGAACTTAGCTGTATCCAGCCCGTTTCCTCACCTGTTGGTTGAAGCTGAACCTTCACCGCATAATTAACCGGATCGTAAGCAGTAATAACGCCCTGCCGCGTGCTGCTTTGCCCTGCCCCGGATTGCTGCGCCTGCGCGGCCATTGCATTCAGTAATGCTCTCACTCTGATACCTCCAGTGCTGGGCTGTGATTCTTGCCTGATATGCTCATCGCATAACCGGACTCCCAGCTCAGAGTGCGTCGAACACTATCGCAGTAATAAAGCTGATCAAACGGACTCGCTGTGCCTTCGATACGCACCATAGTTTGTGGCATAAGAAAGTTATCGCCGGCGGTCGAGCCGCTGAATTTCATCTCATGCTGAATGACCTGCTGATATATGGTCTGCGCCAGTGCAGCAGCTGACTCCGGAGAGAGCCCATTGCGGATAACCCGGTAAATCTGAGTTTTGGCAGTTGCATTACCCGGTGTGGTTCCTTTGGCATTCTTAGGGTAGGAAGCAACGAATTGCTTATTCTTTCTCTTGGCGTTCCAGCTCAACACCTCAACAGTGACACCCTTTGATATCGTCAAGGCACGCGAGAAAGACAAGTCATCAGACATATTGCACTGCGGGTAAGCTAATGCCCCCGGCGGCTGCCAGCGAATTACGTAGTTATCGGCTTTTGCAGGGTCTTTCGTTGGCTGGAAATAGAGGGTTTCACCTTCCACCCAGACTGAGAAGTTTTCAATAGCAGCCAGCGTTGTCAGCAAGTCCCATTCGGTTTGTTCGCCGGTGAGGTGGGCTGAATCAATCTGGTAAAATTCACCGAAGCGCTGCGTTGTTGGGGTAACCGCCGCTTTCAGGCCGTGGCGCTCAGCCAGCATCGTTGCGATTTGCGAACTGGTGTAGTTTTTGAAGCTTTCACCGGCTGACTTGGCATCGATGAAGAGAGCAATGAAATCGCGGCCATCTGCAGTGATTTCGAAGCGCGCCGGGTCGTAATGCCAGTTATCGATATTCCCGATAATCAGCTTCTTTTCGTTCGTTCCTGATTTAGTAATTATTGAGGCAGACAACTCGACCTTAATCGTGGTTTGCACAGCCCAGTAATTCAGTAATCCCATAGTGGCAGGGAGCGCTGATATCGCCAGTACAAGATCAAAGGTAGAAGCCCCTCGAAAGCCATTACTCTCGACACTGAAGGATACAAACGGCACTTCAACCCCATTCAAAAGACAACGCCCGCTGATATGGCGGGCGCTGGATTCAGTTATTGCGTTGTTAACATCCATGGCTAACTCGTCGGATTAGAGGGTATGGTGAGCGTGTTGATGCCAGTTAGTTGCGGGTCAGTAAGGTTGTTGGCCGAAGCAATGCTGCTCCAGAGAGAGGCATCTCCGTACTGGTCAGAAGCAACCTGGTAAAGATTGCCGCCAGACAACGTTACCGATCGGACGCCATCAGCAGTCTGCCCTGAATCTACGTTTTTATTTAGCCGGCCAAGCACGCTTTGAAGATTGTAGAGCGCCGGTATTTTCATTGACTGATCAGCCTGCGATAACAGGTTGCTGATGGTCTTCGAAATCGGATTGCCCGGAACAAGCCCGCCCAGGGTCGTGATGTCATTAGCAGCGGATTCAAGTTGCCCGATTTGCTGCTGAATAATCACCTGCGCGGCTACGATCGGCCTGACAACAGATTGAACTTGCTCAACCGTGGCATGAGCGAAGTCAGTCACCTCTTTAACAGCGCTTTGTACGGTCGTGACAGCGCTTGTAACGCTATCAACGTCTATGATTTCAGCGAGGCCAAGGGATTTCCCTATATCGCTATCAATTAGTCCCTCAAGCGCCCCGGTTAATGCATCCACCTTCAGTGGCGAAGCATTGTTGCTAACGATCGCCACCTCAATCGTGAATGGTCGCCGGTAGATGAACTCATATACCGGAGTGAACGAGGTTATAACCACCGTGAAGCTGTAATTATCCAGCGTCAGGGTTAACTGCTCCCCGGCGTCACGCATCCGCTCGAGCGCGCTGACACGATCGCCGGACTGAGAACCGGTGATGATGCCAGACCATGATAGCGGGTCATATTCGATGCCGAGAACGTCAATAGTTCGCTTACCACCAATCATCTGGTGAAGAACGGTCTTCTGCCTGCCGGGTATGGCGATGCGCTCAGGGACTTCGAAATCCAGAAACTCGAAATCCCCAAGTACTACACGGGTCACAGAGGGGTCATAGCCCTGCGAGAAATTGTTCAGTGCGCTGATAAAAGACATATTTGCTTCCTTAAGAGGAATTTTAAGCACGCATTAACTGATCAAATGTCAGGATTACTTTCAACATCAGTTAAGAATATCTTTATTGTTCGGATAATTCTTAAGGATAAAAAATGTTACACACAGCTCACTTTTTATGCCCAGTAACAGCTCAAACTGTTTCCTTATTTCAGCAATGTTGCTTGCAGGCAATTGGCAATGGCGCCACCTCATTAAATGTGCATATTTCAAGCGGTGGAGGAGACCTCATTTCAGGTTTTACCGCCTATCATTTTTTGAAATCTCTAAGCATTCCGGTGATCACACATAACATCAGTAACGTCGAGTCAGTAGCAAACATCATTTTCATGGCTGGCTCAGAAAGACGTACAAACCCCGGTTCAAGGTTCCTGCTCCACCCCCTACATTGGGGATTCTCTACTCCCGCCGCCGATCATGCCAGAATCGCTGAATGGTCTAAGTGTCTTGATAACGATTTCGAGCGTTTTGTTGAGATTCTCAACAGCGAAACGCAAAGAAGCGATATCAATTGGGGCGACATGATCAACGCTGCCACTATATTGGACGCCGATGCAGCCACCTCTAGCGGTATGGCCACATCTGTGGCAAGAGCAACATTGAGAAATTCCGCTGCTAACTGGTCCGTTACCTGCTGATATAGATGTTCTTCATTTAAAAACCCGCCAAATGGCGGGTTACTGACTTGATAGCTTGCTTACCTGACCCGGATAGGCCATGAGCATGGATGAATCAAATGCGCTGGTTGAAGAAGGAGCTTTTGTTGCCTGCTTGCTCATACCCCCGATTACTGTTGCAACAAGTACCTGCCTGCCCTCATGGGTGAGTAACAGATTCACGGGTTGATTGCTGGCAGAAGACACTTTTGGTGGTACAGAAGGGTAGCGCCCCTTCTCTGCGTCGAAATCAGCTTGGGATGGACTCCAGGGTTTATAGCTCCCTCCATTAGCTTTCGCGTTCTCATGGGCAAGGCGATCGCGCTCTGACATTTCAGCGGACTGGGATGCAATTTGATCGTATCCCTTCCCTTCAGCCATTGCCTTAATGCGTCGATAAATTTCGACACCTGAACTTGCAATAGCATAACCAGCAGCGGTGATAACCGTATTTTGCAGGCCACTTAAAGCAGACCCGAGCTTAGGCAACCCCTCCGCGCCAGTAAGAAACTTAATCGGCGTGAAAAGAGCCGAGGCTGCATGCTTCATGGCCCAAATTCCACCGCGTAATATCGCCAAGCCAGTCACCGCAAGTGCTGCCTGAGCGACGAACTTAGCCAACTCTGGGTTCTTATGGGCAATATCAGTCATACGCTGCATAACTGACGTTAGTCCCTCAAGCCCTTTAGTGAACGTGTCCAGCAAGCCGCCGTCTTTACCCATGACCAACTGCAAGTTCTCCCATTTTTTCTGGAAGTCGATCATCTTGCCATTATAAGTCCCGCCCACCGCACCGTAAGCCGAGTTCAGCCCTCGAGCCTTGTCGTATGAGTCTACGGAGTGATGAATGGTCCCCATCTGTTTATCGATGAGGTTAAACATTTTGCCGCCGGTTCGGCCAAATATCAGGGCGTTCTCACGCTGAATTTGATCTTCGGTGTAGTTATTCTTTTGGTAGATTGGAAGAATCATCTTCTCGTAGTAATCAACCGGTGACTGGCTGAACAGTTGAGAGTTAATGAGAGGATTGCCGAGGAAGCGCTTTATGCCTCCCATTTTGTTCAGCTCGATTTTATTGGCGTCCCACACTCCCATTTTCATCAGGTCGTGCGTCACCTGATTAGGTAGCTTCACGATGCCGTTTAACCGGTTATAAGATGTCATGAGTGCATCACCGGCCGCACTGCCCTTCAACTCGCCGATAATCGGCTCAAGTTCAGCGAATAGTGCCTTATTGCTAAGGTTGAATGCTGAAGTCCCTGCCTTCGCCATAAATTGGCGGTATTGAGTGAAGTCGACGTTACCGCCAGAAGACTGGATCGCCTTAAATCCTGCATCCATCAATTCGTTAAATCGCTGCGGGCTCTTCAGACCACCTGCTGTTTCAACAAAACGGAGCATGTCCATCTGCTTAGCCGTGGTCATTTCTTTCGTGTGCTCATCAAGCCCCTGTGACGCAAAATTAATGCGTGCCAGGACGGGTGCGGCCAATTTTGCAGCCTTCAATTGCTCCTCAATGGAGTGAGCACCTGATTCACGGAATACACCCTGGGCCTCGGTGAAATACTTGAGCATGTCAGTGGTAGACGTGCCGAGTACTTTTGTGGTTTCTGAAAAATTCTGTGCATCCTTTAACGCCGCAGCCCCCATGCCGTATTGATTGAACTTCTCAGACATGGTTTCGTATTTTGCAGCCTCATTAACAAACCCATCCAGCATCTTGAAACCCAGATAACCGGTCGCAAGATTTGTCATGCCATCAGCATGAGAGCCAGGACCGAAGCCGCGATTGGATGAGCCATTGCCTCCGCCACCAGATCCGCCACCGCCCCAACCACCTGGTGGGACACCATTATTCCATCCGCCCCATTCGCTTCCCTGGCCTTGTGGCCCAGGCAAGGCCATTAGTCCATTACCCCGACGAGCTCCGCCACCGCCGCCAGCACTACCAGCCGATAATGCAAATGCACCTGCAGCCATTGCTGGGAATGCAGATCCGCTGCCATAACCACCGGTCAGCGCAGGAAGATTTCGGGTGGCAGTACTGGCTCTTTGTGCATGATCCGCTGCAGAACGCATAGCACTGGCATATTCATTCGCACCGCGCGTCGCACCTGAAAACTGGTTATTCATTACGCTGTTCATGGAGCGCATTGCCGAGGTAGCTTCTTTGGCTGCACTGGTTACAGTCTTGATATTTTTCGCCATCTCAACGAATTTCTTATTGAGCTGGATGGCATCACGGCTAACCTGCAGCATGTTTCGGGTGATCTGGTCATCAAGGGCGATGCGAACAGCTACGCGATAAGCCTGAACATCCATAGAAACCTCTTTGTTTGGGCATAAAAAAACCCAGCTCATTGGCTGGGTCTGAGATGTATTTAGCGAGAGCTAATTACTAAAGCTTAATCTCACATGCTGTAGCGAACTGGTTAACAGCTTTGCTGGAACCAGAAACATTTGCTGTTACTGAGTGTTGCCCGATGACATCGCTGGAAATCCCAACTATCATCTTCGATTTAGCCTTTGCAGCCTCTTTCAAAATTTGAGTTATGATGTCTTTGTCATCAACTCCAGCCTGAATATATTTATCATTTCTTTCTTCAAATGATGATTTCATTTTTTTTATATCACCCGAATCAATCTTGACAAACATATCTACTGGTAGATGGGAGGCTTTTTCAGGCTGATTAGAGCGCTCGATATACGCGAAGGAGAGTTCATTTTTTGTGCAATCAAATATAAGTGCGCTACTGTCGTTGTAATCTCCGATTGAAGCAACCATGGTCGCTTTCTTACCACCAGAGAAGATGTCGTCGTCTACACTAGTTGCCCATTGGGCGTGTGCCACACCTGTTATAGACGCCAATAAAATCACTAATCCTATCTTCTTCATATCCCTGCCCCAAGAGTAATGTTCGGAGTAATCCTAAAGGGAGTCTTATGCAAATGGAAGCAAAAAACCCGCGAGTGCGGGTTGTTTCAATCAATCTTGGAAATTCTTAGCCTAACAATTTCGCATACTGTGAGCCTAACTTTGGCACACAAATTCCTGGCATCATAGGACCTAGACCAGTGGCATAGCCAGTTTTCCAAATCTTCCGCGTCGTACTCTTTTTTTGCCATACCTTCAGCAATGGTCACTACTTCATGGTCGGGAGCCGTCAACTCGTAACCATTTATGAGCAAAAAGATGTAACCAGACATCATAGCTGTGCGCTTGTTGGCGTTAGCGAAAGGATGATTTTGAATGAGGCTTTCAATGAGTGCTGCAGACAGATGAAACATGTCATCTGTCTGCTCATAATATCTGATTTGGCTTGGTCTTGCTTGGGATGAACCTAATCCATTGAGGTTTAGGATTTCGATAGGCTCATTAGGAGTTTGGGCCTCGATCAATGACGTATTGATATAGACAATATCATCAACAGACAGGTAGTTAACTCCATCAACATGCTCTGCCATGTGTATTCACTTACACCTTAGATAGGTCTTCCATAGCTTTTTCGTAGCGCGCGAAACCAAAGCCAAAAGCATTTTTGACCTGATCAAGATGAGTCGTATCATCACTCATTGCCGCTTGCGGAGATGCTACGATGCTCTTGTCACGAGGCGGAATGTACAATCTCTCTACCTTTTTTTGTGCGTGACCCATGGGTATACCCTCTCAAATTACTTAAAGCAGCCGATGCATAATGACTCAGCTAGTTGGTATCGTTTCCGATACCGGATAGAAGTGATTCTATAGCTGCAACGTGCAAGTTGCAACCAGACAAGTTTTTATCACTGCGATAGAGACTCTGAATGGAAGTTTGAACACCCCATTTTTTACATATACCTAAAGCAGCATTCAAAATGGAACTCTCTACGGCCTTCTCATGAGCTTTAATGCCCATATAAAATCATCAATTTTTCGTAGTGCGAGATTTTTCTTGTAAGAGCCTCCTCGCCTTCTTCGCCATGTAGTCATCAGTAAGCTTTGAAGCCAGTCGTGATAGCCAGCCCAATTGCATCCATCAGAGGGTCAATCTTCCTGACGTATGCGGGGCCAATGAATGGCCTTGGCGGGATGCGGTCTGTGCCAACTTCCTGCCACAATCCGATTTCGCTTTTGGTCCCTACTATTGCCGCCAGCCCCACTACCTGACTTTCAATTGTGTCGCGAAGCTCTCCGGAACGAAGTAATGGCTCATTGGCTGAGTATCCAGCTGATAAACGCCCTGCCATTGTTGAGTCAGCGAGTTGCGCCCAGGCATCGAAAGAGCCAACGGCAGGCTGGTAAATGCCCAGCTCTTCTTTTGCCGTTTCCTCAATGTCCTTGACGATCAGCTTAAACTGACTTTCAAGGCCAATCGCAATTGCAGCGGAAGACTGAGCAATCTCTCTTGCGAACATATCAAGATCCATCACGTGCTCTCCTCCCACTGCCGGGTTGTCCAGTTGTAAACGCCGCCCTCAAACTCTCTGGTTACAACACCCATCGCTATCCGCTCATGAGGGAGTAATTCATTCAAGCCAGGGAAAATCACGCTGAAAGGAACCCCTGACTTCATCAGCCAGCACTGGTTAACGAAGCCGGGGTTCTGGGCTAGTTTTTTGCTGCGGCATCCACTGCGTCAGCTGCGCTTTCTTCTTCGCTCTTAACCCGGAGATATTTGGTGACGGCCTTCAAACCTTCCTTGCCCAAAATCGAAAGCATCGTTTCAACCTGCTTTGCGTTCTGCGGAACCGCATAATCATCGCCATCAATTTCAGCTACCGCGGCAACGGGGAATGCATACAGGTTCATATACATCACGTTCATTGCCATCTCCGCACCGACCGCAACGGTCAGGCGAGACTCCTGAAGCGGATCCAGTTCGCGCAGTGTGATTAACCTGCCTTTTGAGTCTTTCACCTGGTTATCTTTTACTGCCGGTGCCTTCACTTCTTCATCTTTGGTTTCGTGCACTGTTACCTGAGCCATTTATTTTCCCTTAGTTAACTTTTTTGCGGCGGTTTGCGGTGAATGCCAGTGTCTGGCTGACGGTCTTTTCACCCTGTTTGTTACCAGCATCGGTGAGGTGGAATGACACGCCTTCATAACGGTAAACGCTGAGGGTACCATTTGATTCAGTGATGCTTTCTGTGATGGTGCCGCGTTGCTGATCGATACCGTTGAAGTAGTTCTCTTCCCACTGCGCCCAGAAGTCATCCAGCGTGCCGTCCATACGCTCGGCGGTGATAGTGCCGTTCCAGCCGATCGGGATTTGCAACTCATCACTCACGCCATTCAGCGGGGTGATTTTCTGGTTGGAGACCTGTGGCTTAGCGTCGAAGGTCATAATTTTCGGGATGCGAAGCTTGCCGGTAGGCGTGTTGATATCAACGGCGACGTCGCGGCCCAGAGTGTAGCCAAGTTGCGGCATGGTAATTCTCCAAGAAGAAGCCCCGGATTAGCAGGGCTAAGGTTGTTAGCTGGATGGGGTATTGGAAACCGCGATTGAAACGCTGCCACCACCTTCCAGATTCACCAGGAAGTAGCGCACCACGTTGAGGTATTTGACCTGCACGTCAGCCACCATGTAACCCAGTGCAACGCGGGAATCTGGGTTATTAGAAGCATCCAGTTTCACGGAGAAGGCCGGGCCGCCGTTCGGGTCACCAATCATCTCTGCATCTTCGAGGGATGTGAGGAATGACTCGATGGTGCTCTTCGTTTCCCTGCGCAGTTCGGTTGTCTGGTTCTGGCCCACAACATCACCAAAGCTTGCCGCGATGGTCAGCGATAAGTAGTTGGTCATGCGGGTGTAAGTGTCATCGTTCTGGCTCTGCACTGAGCTGGTATTCCGGCCGGAACGCATGCCGAAATAGTTTCCGCCAGGGCACGGGTTTGTGATGACGTCCAGACGAGCAGAGTTGATCGCACCAATCTCAGGGATTGAGTAAGGCTGATTTGCCAGTTGGCGCTGCGTTGCGATGATGGTGCTGATCCGCTTATTCAGCGTGGAAATATGCGGTGACCGGGACGCGATATTAGCTGCTTCGAAAGTTGCCGGCGAAATCATCCGGTTCACACCGTTCACCGTGTCTTTCCAGTACGGCCAGTCACCGACGATCACTTTCATGTGCCAGTCATCAACACCGGAAGTGTTGAGCAGTGTTGAAAGTGCCGAATAGGTCGTACCAGCCACACCCTGACTGATACCAAATGAACCTTCCGCTGCAGCAAAAGTTGCCATAGTCGGCCAGGCCGTTGAATCAGTCAGATCTGCCAGGTTGATTACCTGAGAATTGGTGCCGCGCAGCGCATACATACCCTTACGGGTAGTACTGGTGCCATCCGTACCCAGAAGCGTGGTATCAGTGATGGTCGCAGTGCCATCGGTGCCGCCCGCCATGGTATAGCTTGCGACAACATTCGGCACTGCGGTACTGGTTCCGATCGTTGCAATCGCTAACTGACTTGCTCCACGAACGCTTGTTTGCCCGTTATTCACAGCACTCAGCATGTTTGCCCATAGAGTCGCGCCGGTACCGGTGATGTTATCGAACACTTCAGCACTCTGGCCCGGCAGGTTGATCGTAAGCTTGTAAGAACTTACTGCTGTACCAGCCGTTACTGCTGCCTGAATGCTATTCCCACGCGTACCGGTATAAATGGCGGTCAGTGTGATACCAGTCACTGGAGTTGACGCCGTATCCTTCAGAGCGATACTGGCTGCCATATCGGTGCCGTCGGTCACGCGAACGCAGTTAAGATTAGTCGCGCCCAACTGAAGAGAGATTGAGACGGCCGTTGAAAGGTCGTATTTACGGTTCTGCGGAGATCCGAGATAGAGCGACTGGTCAGTATCCGAACCAACCAGAAACGCGCTGTTAACCGGGCCCCAACTGCCAATGCCGACAATACCAAGGCCGTCAGTCGCAACGCCATTGATGTATCGCGTTTTCGGTGCCACAACCTGAACATACAAATCAGGGGCCGTGAGCGCCGTAGTGTTTAAACTGCCAGATTGGTAAATCGGCATGTTCTTCTCCAAATACAAAACCCGCCACATTGGGCGGGTTGGGATGTCACAGGGGGTGAATTACGCGGCGCGCTTGATCACGTACACGGCCTGCTCACCTTCGAGGATTTCTTTGATCGTTGCTGAGTCGCTAATCTCTTCACCAACCTGATAGTCAGCAAAGGCATGGCGAACCACCAGGATGTAGCCTGGCCCTTTCGTATCAGCCTTAGCGACTGGCGCTGTTTCTTCTGCAGAATCTGCCATTTCTTACTCCAGAATGGTTTTAATGAGGTTGCCTGAGGTGTCGGTAATATTCATCACAGGAGCGATAACCTGCGGCGCTGCAATGGTTTGAGTTGTGGCGTAGTTGACGGTGTAAATCAGGTCGCGGCGATAAACGAGGTAGTTCTCGCTGGCATCAGTATCAAACTGGCGCTTATAAAGTATGTAGGCCGGGGCAAAGTCGCCCAGTGAAACATTGCTCTCTTCTGACAAAGCAGAGTCAAGAGCCGGGCCTATCAGGGAGCGCATTTGTGGTGAAGGCGCCCAAACGGTTATCTGAAAGTCCTTCTCCTGCCTGCGAAGTTCTCTCGAAGCCGTGCCCACGCCGCCAGTACGCGCAATAATGGTTCTGGCATCAGGAATGCTAATGACCGGCCCTGCATTACTCGCGCCAGGTATCTGGGATGCCATGGCGGTAGCTACTGAGGTAAGTGAATCGCCCCCCTGAACCGGATAGTGATATCCAACGCCATCAATCAGAAAGTAAACGTTCGTCGGCAGCGATACGGCACCGGAAAGAGTCACCTGCTGACCTGATACCGTTGCGATCATCGGAGGTTCGCCTGTACTGATTACCCGGTAAGGGCGCCCCAATTCACTGCCAATCTTCCGCTCAGTTGGTAATGCCCATACCGAGATATGAGCCCCGCCGGCATTGATATCCTGCTGCAATATGTTGGGAACCGGCCAGCCAGGGTAAATCTTGATGACTGCATTTGCGATGCTTAGTGATGCAGTGCCATTCGGATATACCGTGGCAGCCACTTTCGCGGCGATCACATTGCTTACTTCTGATTGGTCAGCCATATCACACCATTGCCTGCATCGCGGTCACGCGCCAGCCCATATCGGTTAGTTCAGCACTTGAGATGACATAGCGGCGCTCAATATCGTCGGTGATAATGTCGCTGGTACGCAGAGTGATACCCGGATAAGCGGGAAACAGGATTGCATACCATGGCGTTTTTGCATCAGCCGGTAGATTCAGGGAGCTTTTCTCCCCTTTCGTACCCTGCAGGATGCTGGCAGGCCAGCCAGACATAATCGCCAACTCGTTAGCCGCGGTTGTGCCTCCATACCCCTGTAGCCCACCACTCCCCGGCTCCTGCGTTGTCCGAAGAACCTTTATGATTCTGTTGGTCTGAACGCAATAGATAGGGAGAGTGGTTTGCATTGCGGCCACAAAGAAAGTGCCATCCTGAGGGGAAACCAGAAAATCACCGGTTAGGAACTCACGCCCATCAAACACACCTAGCCACGTAGCCTGCCCGTATTTATTCGGTGCGCTGTATGAGAAATTCGTGGTGAAGGATGCCGGCAGCGTTTGAAGTGATTCATTTGCAAGCGGATCCGCTGCACTTGTTGCCCTGAACTGCTGAGCATCATAACCGATACGCTTCGCCGCTTTACCGTAGCCGATATAAACCTTACTTCTCAGCTTTGCAGCATCCATATCACCCCCTGATAACTTGAGTGATACCGTTGCCCAGTGATGGTCCCGGAGCTATGCCGATGAAACCACAGAGCTGGCGACGCCACTGCGTGTAAAGCTTGGTGCGGTCACGAACTTCGTTTTTGTTGTGATACCACACCGCAGCCTGGTCTGTATCGAGGTTGTCGCCAGACGCCGGGATTGCGTCCTCGAGAGTAGCCAGTGTCGTGAGGTATTTAACGACGATTGTTTCCTCTTCCGGGCGCAGAGTTTTAAGGCGATGAGCTAAAGTCTGCCATGCACCAGCAGAAACCCAGCCATAGGCTGAGTCGCTGTTGTCATCAGCAACTATATCGCCAAGCATTGAATAACCCATATATCGCCGCGTGTCGGCCAGTTGCTGATCGGTGAGCATTACTTCGCCTCGTCTTTCTTCTCTACCCAGCCGCCTGAATGGTAGTTTTGGACTTCATCAGGATGAACACTGGCTTCGTGGGGAGCTTCGTAGATATCCGGGTCACGCACCATCGTCACAAGCTTGACGTTCTCTTTTGCTTTTAGTGCGTCAGCGTTATCCACATTGGCGAGATCGGTGGTTTGTTTATTGGTCTGGTCGTTATTAGCTTCTGACTTGGTAGCCATGATATTTCTCCAGAGTTAAGCCGCCAGCTTCCCGGCGGCAGAGTTGTTAGCCCAGCATGATCGCGGTGTGAGCTGGCTTGATGTTCTGGCAGCCCCATGCGGCCGCAATTTCGTAGCGAACGCGACGGTACTGTTTGTACATCGAAACTTCGAACGCCATACCGGTACGCGGGTCGGTGATCATGATGCGGTCATCGGCCATATCGCCTTCTTCAGGCAAAGCAGGCGCGCGAGTTGCCAATACGATGGCAGAGCGGCTGAATGCGAAGTTAGCAGTGAAGTTGCTGGCAACGGTAATCGTCGCGCCGGTGGCAACAGCAGCACGCAGGCCAGGTGCACCGATGGTGAATGAACCACCAGAGAGCGTTGAGGTAACCACGTATTTGAATGCCCCAATGGTGACGACATCACCAACCAGAATGGTGCCTGTACCGGTCTGCGCCGGGATGACGGTAGCGCCGATCGCCAGCGCGCCATTGGTCACATAGCTCGCGCCAGTACCAGCGGTATGGGTTGCCACGCCAGCTGACTCACGAATGTTGAAACCATGCAGTTCCAGCAATGTGCCCTGGGCGCGTAACGCGGTAGTACCCGCTTCATTAGCCTTGGTCAGTTGAGCCAGGGTGCGAAGTGCGGCGCCAGAAGTCGTGTCGATAACACACTGCAGATCACTCAACGGTGCGCCGTTATCAGACAGGATTTTACGAGCCTGTGCGGTGTCGCTCAGGTTAGTAGCGAATGGCGTGGTGCCGGCGGTACCGGATGCGCGTGAAGACAGGTATGCCAGTTTGCCCAGGTCGGTTTCAATCTCGTTAACCAGCGTACGCATTGCCTGAGAAATCTGGTCGCGGCGAATGTTGCTATAACCTGGACCGTTATTGATTCCTTTCTGCTCTTCACCGCTCCAACGGAACGGAACCATACGTGATTTGGAGATAGTGAATGGTGTGTTACCAATCACCTGATCGCCGTCGTCTGGCGGAAGCTGGCCAGGGGCGACATCTTCTGCAGCTGAAGCAGGTGAGATCGGGATACGGATAGCCTGGTTAAGCGCAGCACGCTCAGCGGAAGCATCCAGAGTCACGGACGGGATAAAGCCTGCCAGTTCACGAGAAACAACATCCAGTGATTCGTACAGGTCAGGGATAAGGCCGGTGAGGGTGTTAGCCATCGAATTTGTTTCCTATTAATCGGTAATTTGAACGCCTGATTTAGCCTGGGAACTCTGCTCTGTTGGGCTGAGTGCTTCGAACTGGGCGCGGGAAATTGTTTTGCCACCCGTACCGCCATTGCCACCGCCAGAACCACCGCCTGATGCGCCGGTCCCTTTGAGGATTTGGTCTTTGTATGGGTAATGTTCGACGAGAATCCCCAGCGCTTCATCAAACCCGGCAGCTTCGCCTGGATTGCTTGCACTAAAGATTTTGTTGCCTGATTTGTCGTAGGCGATGACGTTGTCACCCTCGAGCTTGAAGTTATTACCAAAGCGGGCTTCCACCATGTCGGCGGGAATACCCATTTTTTCCGAGATAAACTTCGAGCGGGCGAAGCTTCCACCAACTTTTTCGGCGATCAGTTTGTTGCTGAGGTCATCACGTTCCTGAAGAATCGGAGCGTATTTGTCTTCAACCGCCTTGATCGCTTCAGCGCGGACTTTCTCGACTTCACCGGCATCCACCAGTTTTTTAGCGTCGAGGTTTTGAATGGTTTCGAGTGCCTTCATCGCTTCTTTTGGGTCTTTGATACCCTCAAAAGCTTTCACAGCCGTCTCAGCTGACTCCGCACGCTCACGGTGTGACTTTGCTTCACCGTTCAGGCGGGAAATCGTCTGGACAGTGCCAGGAGCGTCAAAAGCAACTTCTTTGCCATCGTCATGCACATAAACAGGCTTGCCATCGGATACAACTACATGGCCGTTTTCGTCGAGTTTCAGTTTCATATCTGGTCATCCAACCTTATCGTTAGGCCATCCGGCCCGGTGCGCCGCTCTGCATCCGCAGAATTTCGGCAATAAAAAAGGCCCACGCGTTAACGTGAGCCTGAGTCAGTCCAACCAGCGGGGTGCTAGCCGGTGAGAGTTGTGCTTACTTTGGAGGCTTTCGGCGGCTGGGATGCAATGCGCCCTTTCTCCTCCAGCCATTTAACATCGCTGTTGATCAGGCCGCGCCGCTGCATCTCGTAGAACAGAGTTTCATCTGAAAGCGTTCCGGCGACATTCATATCCATCAGCAACTCAGCGGATGCTTCGGCTAGTGTGGCCGCGCCGAAGTCACGGAAGATTGTGATAGAACCGCCTTCCTTTTCGCCTATCCACTCAGCCATATATTCGAGTGCGAGATTTGTAGCGTCTGTAAGGTCACCTACTATGCGCTGTAATGCACATGTACCGGCCTCATTATCAGCCACAGTCTGAACAACCGTTTGCCGTCCAGGCTTCACAACAAGTAGCTCAGCACCGATTTGCCGCATCTTGTCCTCAAGGTCGAGGATATCAACACGGCCGGCTTCAATGGCCTTGCCGGTATGTTCGACGTACTTAAGATCAGCGCCCTCTTCATCAGAAACTATCGCTGAGGCGGCACCTACCGTGATCGGCCCATCACCCAACTTTCTACCGAAGAGGACCGGTACGCGGGCAACGTGAAGGATTGTCTGCTGGTCGCTTTTAGACTGCCAGTGCTCAACATTCAGGAAGGCCAGTTCAGCCATTGGCGGCTTGGACTGCATGAATCCCAGTCGGTCACCATATACCGGAACGAAGGTTATCTTCTGCAGGCTGGTTGTGCCCTCCTGATGCAATGTCCACTCTATGGCGCCAGTCGTCTCGTTTTTCTTCTCACGATAGGTTCGCCACCGGCCGATATTCAACACCCTGACTTGCTCAATTTGTTTCTCAGCAAACTCATTTAGCGGATCACGTTCTGACACCACTTCAACGAAGCGGAGCATGGTGAATGTCTCCTGACCATCAATCCGCTTTGAGTCGAAGTCCAGCAAGCTGTTGCCGGCTATCTTGGCAAAGTAAGGCCTTAGCCCACGGCGCTTCTCCTCAGCTACCGTCAGGTTTCCTTCAGTGGGTGGATGCTCAACCAGAATCCCACTCAGGCCGTACCCCATTGCCTCCTCACAAACGCTTGCAAGGAATGAGTGCAGGTTTGTTCCCTGCATATCGATATCCGGGAACATTTTTTGAATGCTCTCAGGCACCTTCTTCTCATCCCAAGTAACCGGCCGGGAAAACGGCTTTCCACTAAGCACCTCGATCGTACGGGAGAAGGCTGGGAATAGCGTGGCTGACTTCAGGCGATTTTTATAAAAGCCTTCGTCCTCATTCGGCCACTGAGGAAGATAAACCTTTCCGGCATCGCGCATTGCAGACGTACCGCCGAGTAAGGCAGTAATCATCGGCCAGCAAGTGGCGATGGCCTCGACTTTTGCTGACCTCTTGCGAACGTCATTAGTCATTGTTTTATCCAGTTATCCAGAAAATGGGCGAACGGTAGTTTTGGGGACTTTCTTGTTGTGCTTGGCTGCGGCAAAGTAACGGAATCCGTCAGATCCATGTGAAGTGAAGTCGTGAAGCGGCTTATCTTTCCAGCAACCTCGCTTCTCATCCCATTCTTTCCGGTAGCCCTCAAGATGCGAGATGCCCTCCGAACATTTGGCCTCATCAAACACACACTTAGGAAGAATTTCACGTACAGACTCAATACCCGTGTCCACGCCCACCTTTGGCACAACCTTGAAGGTCATTGAATACTTGTGCCCATCTATCTCGTAGCCTTCTTTGGCAAGTTGATTGCGAGACTTGGCATCAGATCCGAACTCGCGGTTTTCGATATCGTGCGGCCCCCAGTGCTCACCGTATTCATAGCCACGGTCTTTCAGCACCTTCATGTAGTGGCGCAAGCCTTCACCGGAGTTTTCGTAGTAGTCGATGACGTGAAACTCTTCACCAACCTCGCGCACGAACCAGATAGCCGTTGAATCTCCCACACCAATATCCCAGAACGTGTGAACCGGTAGATGTGAATTATCAGGCAAGGTGCCAATGCGTTTGTTGGTATAGAGCCAGCGGAACTGCTTGGCGTAGTAAGCACCTTCAACGGATTGCTGGAATGCTTCAGCGGGGATAGTTGGATATTCCCGCTTCATATCGTCGCCCAGCGTTTTCTCTTTGGCGAAGTACCAGGCTTTCTGGCGCTCGTTGAGAATGACCCCGTGCTTGGCTTCCATCTCGTCGAAGTAATCAACCAAACGCTGCGGTAACGCCTCTACCGGGTCAATTGCGTACTGGGGATTCTTCCACCATGAGAAGAAGAAAAACTTCCAGTCGAGGGGTGAGAGTTTCTTACCCTGCAACAGTGCCTTTTCGGCGGTCTGGCAGTAATCGAAGAAGTAACCAGCCCTACCCTCAGCTGTGCTTTCGATAGTCGCAAAACATCCGGTCGATACCGCCTCAAACGCACCAGTGACAATCTCACGGGCTTTGTCTGGATACTTGGCGCATATCTTCCCGAACTCGGAAACATGCAGGTAGCGCAGCGTACCGCCACGGAATGACGTGCTGACGTATAGCGATCCGCCTTTCTTGAAAACTAACTCGCCTGCAGAGTCATTGCTGGCCGGATTGGCCGCTTTAATCTCATCGGGCAAGTTGTCATATGCGTACTTCACTTTTTCACGGAACAGGCGCTTGGCGTCATTCAGCGTGTGGGCGATCAGGGCGCATTTGGCAGACTCGAACAAGGCCGCATCCAGCTGGATTATGCAGACCTCAGTCGTGAATCCAAGCTGGCGAGCCTTGAGGATGATATTGCGTGTGTGGATACCCTCGAAGTACTCGCGCTGCTCAGGTGTCATCCTGAAGCGTGCCGGCTTGCCTTCTTTGTCGTTTATCCAGTAGAGGTTGTTCAGCCGCCAGTCTTTGTCAGCCAGCAATTTGAGGTGCTCAGGTTTCATTACGCCCCCTGAGACAATGAATCCATCAGGTCAGAAAGTTTCTTAACAGAGTTGTCGCCTTCCGGACCGTCGATATCGTATGCCTGCCGCTCAAGTCCGATGAGGTTCTTCAGCGCGTCACTCAGAGCCTTAACTGACTTCACGCGCTCTGGCATGCTTATCACCTTCTGATAAATCTCATTCAGACGGTCCTGCCCCTTATCGTCAGGGTTGAACATCAACTCGCCCAACTTCTCCAGCGCAGCAATGTCAGCACACTCAGCGCCAAGCTCATCAAACAAAGCGTTGGTGATCTGCCTTGCCCGCTTGATGTCGCCTCGATGCTCCATACGGACATTGGCAATGACCTCTGCAGTAGCTTCAATCAGTACGCGCTCTGACAGTGCGCTCTCAGTGCGTACCTGCTTGCGTACCTCTTGTTTGCGTACCAGATCATCAGCTCGCTCTTTGACCTTTGCGGCAAGGTCACGCGACCAGTCATCACGCTTTGCTCTTTTTCGTATAGCCCCTTCACTGATGCTGTGTTGAGAGGCGATTTCGCGTAAAGACATCAAGCCAGCCCGGTAAGCCGATTCGATAGCCTCCCAGTCAGGTGATGCCATGATTTATTCCTTCGCTTTTTCTTCAGTTTCAGCTTCCGGCACGTACTCCAACTTGAGCACGTCGTCTGGCGCCAGGTAAACCCACGAGCCGTCTTCTTTGGCTACACCGATGAAGCCGTTAACCATCTCAGGCTGTGATCGGTTCATCAGGCCTTCGTGGGTTTCACCTGACTTAGTGGTTACGGTGATGCGGTAGGTGTCAGCCATGGTTTCTCCGGGCAATAAAAAACCGCCGAAGGCGGCTTAAAATTTAACAGTATGCGAAAAAACTAATTCGCATTGCTCATGAATGTGATCGCTGGCTTCCCTGCTTTATCTGCCCACTGGTTATATTCATCAACGAGGACTCTAAGTTTTGTTTCATATTCCTTTAGTTCTTCAATGGCCTTCTCAATTTTTGAGATGCCCATAGAGGTAATAGTATTACTGATAAAGGTGGAGCCTGTTGTTCTTGTAGCAGAACTAACCCTCTGTGCGTGCATGTCTCTTTTTGATAAGCATTCAGTGATCTCTTTGCGCAAATGCTCACAACGGCCCATCGCCTCAAAATTTAACTCAGACATCATAACCTCCTTTTCATAAAGTGAGGTTACACACTACCGTTAGGATTAATCCTAGTGAAGCAAAATTTATCATTCATCATCAGTCGTACTTGCAAATGCTACTTGTGATGCAATAAAAAACCGCCCGTAGGCGGTTAGGTCTCAATCAGGTTTTATCGCCTGATTCAGGTGCGCTATGTGGATCATCTTTAGCGGCATCATTTTCTTTTTGATCAGGCTTTGTACTTCCCGGCTTAGGCTCATAGTCAGGATGATCGCCTTCAATTGGACGTTCTGTCATGAATCCTCCACTTTTGTCTGAAACACATCTTAAAGTATAGAAGGTAATCTCATACCAAGCCTAACGGAGTGATTTTCAAAGGCTGATTTTAGTCAGGCAGCCTGGTGATTGGGTGGCGTACTACTTCAGGCACTGCTCACTGATGTAATCCTGCAATCCAGCTATTTGCTTTCCGGCAACTTCGATTCGCTCTCTGAGGGTGAAATAATCCCGTTGAGCGGTGTCAGTAAGTCGAATGCATTTTTCAGCAAAAAAAAACCGCCAGAGGCGGCTTTAATAAATTTGTTGCTTCATAAATTTTGGCGTGAAGCCCTTAGATGAATATTTCTTTCATCTGAATTCCTAAAGCTTTAGCAAGCTTACTGATGGTGGACAGAGAAGGATTTCTTTTCCCTGTCTCTAAGCCGCTGAGATAAGTACGGTTTAAATCACATGCTTCAGCCAGCGCTTCCTGAGTCAGATGCTTGTCTTTTCTCAGCAATGCAACCCGCTTTCCAAAGTAGACCTGTAGTAGTGTTTTCATCAGGATTTACCCATGGATGACAAAAAGTGATTTGCAATGCGGGCAAAGCATAATCTTTTCATGGGATTGTTTGCTAATGGACTGTTTTGATTTTTCTCCGCATACAGGGCAAGTCGCGTAAGAGGTGATTTTAGCAATTTGGTCCATTACCTGGTTAAAGTAGGACATCAGATTTGGCCTTTTAAGTGAATGGGCCTAACTATACCACCACTGGTTATTTTTTACTCAAACCATAATGTTTATCCGGTATTGGTGCATCCTGCGTAATCACTCACGGATAGATTCAATTTTGCGCAATCCAGCGCGGTCAATGTTGCACTGACCAAGCAGGCCAAATAGCTCAGCATTAAGTGACACGCTGTCACCAAACGTAATGCCTTCCGGCACTGGCGGCACGTCAATAGGGCTTGTCAGGTCAACGGGGATCGGCAGGTTTGGCTGCTTTATTGTCCTGTACTCCACTTGCGGCTTTTGCTGCGTCCCGCAACCTGTCAACAGCATCAGCGGGAACAGGAGCAACAGCGCACTTGTCATCCGCGAGGTAACGTTTGATTTCACTCTGGAGCTTCCTGTTTTGCTGTGCTGTAACTGCCCGTTGCTCGGTTACCTGAGACATGACGGCATTCTGTTGTTTCACTGCTGTGACCAGGTCTTTCACACTGGATGCCAGGTCATCATTTTTGGAACGAAGATCGTTAATCTGATCATCTTTGCTATTGGTTAGCTTCTCCAGCCTCTCGTTGGTTGCGGTTAGCTGAGAGTTGCGGGCATTAAGCCCCCACAGCGCCACGCAGATGAGTCCAATAACGATGATGTGCGAGTAATTTCTGAGTCCGGCGATGATGTTCATGTTTTGAATAGTTCCCTTTCTCTCTTGCGGCGTGGAAATAGCAGGTCAGGGATGTTTCCTGCTCGTTTCCACAGCAGCAACTGATCGGCAGCACCAGCGTAATCGCTGGCATTTAGCTTCTTAAGCAGAGTGGAATTCTCAAAGGCGGACTTGCCCACGTTAAAAACAAAGCTGCAGAGCGCGTCATACTGGTTTTGGGTGAGTGGCACTTTCACCGATTTACCGATGGATGATTCAACCCAGGCAATGTCACTCAGCAGTAAGGCCGTCGACTGATTCTGAGTGATCGTCATGCCGCGAGTTATTGGCTTCCCACTTACCGCGCCTGTGTGGCCGACACCTATAGTCAGGACGCCTACCGAGTCAGCATAAGCAGTTAGCTTCTCGCCCTCTTCACGCTTGATAAACGCAACGCCGTTATTGCTGAGCTTCATCAGTGCCTCCAAACTTTTTATCTGTCAGCTTTCTGAAGCGGAACGAGATGTAGTCGATTCCGATGAAGCCAATGAGAATGGCGGCAACCCAGGCAAAATCGTCACCTATATTCCATCCGAAGATTGAGATAACGACCTGAAGGGTTGGCTTGACGAAGAAGGCAAAGATACTGCACATGGCTGCGTCCATCAGACGGCGTGGCCACGTGTCTTTACCGAAGTATGATGCTCGCAGTAGAGCCATTGCACCGGCCAAGGCGGCATATCCTGATTCATTTCTATGGGCATAAAGCCAGGCTATCAGGCTCGCCCAGTAGCCCGGATCTTTATCTGGCATTCTATTCATTTCCACCCCCGAAAAGGGGACTTGTCCATTTTAGGAATTAGATACATTGTGAACTGAACAAGTCCGGCTATGCTTTACCTTGTCGAGAGAAAAAGCCCCGCCTTGTCACTGTGTAGTCAAATGCCGAAAATCCGCCACTGTGCGGATTTTTTGCATTCAAAAGTGCTGTGCAGCTTACAAAGATGAGAGAGTGATTTTTTGAAGCGGACAAAAAGAAAAGGCCCCGCATATGCGGAGCCTTAGAATTGGTGCGCCTGTTTATCATCTATGATTATGATTCATTCCATCGATTGGGCGGCGCATTGAATAACTACATTATTAATATTAGTAGTTACTGTGGAAATTACAAATAAAGAAGCCCTGACTGTAAGCCAGAGCTTTTTATGAAGAAATGCTTTTCCTAATTACTCTCAGTGAGCATTTAATTTTAATGGGTTAGATATGCGATTTTTAACTGAATGCTAACTAAGCTGCAGCTCAGTTCGCTTTACTTCCCAATCATATCTGTATTTAGTCCGGTTTATTGCCCAATGTCTTTAGCTATTTGTGCCATTAGACTGCTAATGCAGAACATTCATTCTCCATTTCTCGCTTAACAGCGTAATACAATTCTCCCTCAAGGACATCCTGCGCCCATTCCATTCTATTTCGGGCTTCTTTCGGTGTTACGCCAGTGAAGTAAATTAACGACTGAGCGAGGTTTTGCGCGCTCTTGCATTTGCAGTATCGTAATCTGGCTACAGAGCGGATCGGGTTATCCCGTCCAAACGTTTTCACGATTACCGATTCCATAAAGGCAGCATCATCTGATTCTTTGGCGAGAGCGATGATGTTGCCGGCTGATGATTGTGGGACCAGGATGTCACGGGCTTTACGGAGTAACTCTTCCCCTCTGTAACCTTCACAGTGAAGCTCTGTGACGACCCTCTCTATCTGCCTTGCTTTCTGCTCACTCCATTCACAGCGCATCATGAGCCTGCCGAGCACGTTAATTTCGCCACGCTCATACTCATCACCGGAAAGGTGATCACCCCATACAGTCAGGAGATTACGAATCCAGGCCTGCTGCGATCGGTTGATGGTCTTCCAGCCGGTTCCGAATAGCCTGCGCATGTCAGCGGCAGTACGTACCCCAGCGAGACGAACGATTTGCTGATAGTCACGCTCTATTCTCATGCTGCCTCTCTTTGCTTAATTATTTCCCGTAGCAAAGCCCTGTATTTCGCACGCAGCGAGTCCAGTTCTTCACGGGTGTATCGGTGAGGGTTGTTGTCAGATTCGAGCGCTATGACGCGCTGAAGGCCGATTTTCGTTATGAGGTTGATACGGTATGGCCCGATGTTGCCGGAGTGGTGGGTATTGCACGCACTGCATTGTGATGAAACATTGTCCTCATTGAATCTCAGGTGCGATGCCGCCGCAGTAGAACGATAATGCCCGGCGTGATAGCTGACCGCCGTTGTGCTGCCGCAACTGATGCAGACTTCCCCGTCCCGCGCCCTGATGTAGTCGTTGAATGCCCGCTGGGTCATGTTCATCCAGTGGCTTAACGGTTTAACATCGGCTTTGCGCTTGTTCCATGCAGCACGCTCAGCTTTCTCCTGTCGCTTTTGTTTGCGATCGGCTAGCTGGTTAGCGAGTTGGATTGCACATTTGGGAGAGCAGACGGTCTGAAGGCTGTTGCGGGGTGTGAACTTGGTGGCGCAGCATTTGCATTTACGGGGTTTCGGCGGCTTGATGACTGTTGCCATCGTATCCTCCTGCTATGTTGGCGTTCGGGTCTTCCAGCATCCAGGCAGCGCAATCGTCACAGCAGTGTGCTTCGTCTTCGCTCAATGGGCGGCCACACTCCGCGCATACCCTGTCATATGGCTCACTCATACCCTGCTCCATATCGGCTGTTCCCAGCGCTTGCTTGGGATCGGTTCGTATTTGGTTTCTGGCAGCAATGCCGAAACAGTCCAGGACTTGTAGTCGGCTGCGAGGTTCTTTTCGGTTTTGATGTTGCGGGCGGTGTAGCTGAGGATTAACAGGTTGGCTTCTTCGGTGGTGCAGTCTGAGTGGTGGAACCATGATTTAGCCATGACCATTCCTCTTGTGCTGCCCTAACTGACCGCGATAGACCATCAGCACGCCATTAACTATCGCGTGCTGAGTAGCCTTAAAGTCACGGGCATACTTCCTGATGGTTGCTCGGTTAGAGTTAATCTTCCTTGCAGCCTCAGTTTGATTGCCGCGTGTGAGGGTGAGTAATTCAGGTATCGTGGTGAGTTGTGCGTTCATACCCTGACTCCGCGCAGTTGTCGATCAATTAACCGATAAATGCTGCTGTATTCCCGGCACATATCGAATATCGCGTTTTCACGCTTTGGCTTGCCCGGCACACGCCCCATTGTCTTAGCCAGGTGAGAATGATTGGCCGTCTGACGCGCTGAGGCTTCTGTCGCTTTGTAGGCGGGATTAAGCTTCGCGAAGGTGTGAATGTGATACCCATCGATTAGAACCTCGCCTCTGGCAACCATCTTGGATAGTGCACCACATGAGCTGCATCGCTTATAGCCAAGTGATTCAATGTGGTCGTGGATGATGCTGGTTGATACGTGTCCGGTTCGGCCGGTCAGAAACTCTTTGATTCGGTCGCGTGCTGTCATGCTGCATCTCCAAAGCGCGAAGCCCATTCTGCTGCACGGGCTGATTCATCGCTGAAAGTTACATTGTGGTTTGCGCCGAATGCGTGAATCAGGGTTATCAGGTCCCGCATTTCACTGACGCGCATTTTGCTTGTTGACTGGCCCAACACGACAAAGCCCCCATCGATACCTGGTACTGTGTCCTGTTTCTTCAGGCTGGCGCTGAAAACATGCTTCCAACTTTCGGAGTCCATCTTTCGCCCATACCAGATGACCTGACGTGATACGTCATTCAGGCATGACCACAGCATCCTGTTTTGCGCGAGGCTTCTGGTGTCTTCCTGGATTACGATTTGGTATGGCTTGGAGAAATTGGCGGGTAACTGCTGGATGGTGCTGATGATGTGCTGTCGGATGTTGCTGTCACGCAACACGAATGTTTGCTTCACGGTTTACCTCCGGGTGTTTTGCTCCTGCAAGCTTGCTATCTCTGCATCAATGGTGCTGATGAACTCATTGATTACTTGGTAACTTTGTCTTTCGATTATCAATACCCTAAGTAAGAGAATGGAATTTCTGAGCTTTTGAAAACTCGAGCGATCTTGTTCAAGAGACTCTTTATTTGATTGCATCACAAAGCCTCGAATCTTTGTTTAAATAGTTATAATTCTTATATTTCCCTGGTGTAAATACATCATCTTTGTGGGTAAGGCCAACTTTTATCCAATCCCACTGCGGAAGATAGCCCGGTAATCAGTAAGTACGCAATCAGGATGACGAAGAGAGCCAACACCAACAACTCGATGATTTTAAGTAACTTTAAATTAAACCTCATTAGCAACTCCTTTAATGAAAGTGAACATACCCACAAAAAACATAGGCCGTTACCGGTAACATATCAACTTTCCCAAAGAAAAATAACTTCAATTTTGTTAACTAAAATGTCATTCATCTCTGATATTCATTTTCACTTTTATGAAGACCGTATCTTTCTCGCAGCTCAGCGATTTTATCCAGGCCCCTCTCATTGCTGACCGGAATGTGTAGTTTTGGAATCTGCACTACCGGTGCCGGGATGGGTTCGCCAGCCTGAATCCTACGTGACATAGTTTTCAGCTCTTTGGCACAGCGCTTGCGAAGCTCCGGATCGGTCAGGTTCAGCGAGCGCATTTCCGAATAGAGCTTTGTCACCATCCAGTAGGCCGGGTTGTTTGGCCACGGGTAGGCTTCGGGTGAAGAGAAATCACCGCGCCGCGCGCTGTAGGTCATCACCATGTCGTAAAGCTCGTCAGAGTCAGGCAGGCCATGACGACTTGCTTCGCCCTGATTGCACCAGGCAACAAACTGGCCGGGCGACGGGAGGAACGGTGTTTCCTGCTGGCGGGCTATCTTCATCCCGGCCTTCACCTGGTCCATGCAGGTTATGCCGTTCTCAGCGAAGGACAGCACCCACTGGCGGCGCAGCTCATTCAGGTCATCCTGCTCTTTGATGGTTGCCATCAGCGCGGGGAATGCCGCTTTAAGCTCCCGGAACAGTTCGTTGAATATCTTGATCGCCTGCTCCGGTACCTGCTGGACAAGCTTTTCAGGCGCGTACATCTGCTGAAGTGATTTGCCATCACGGTTCTGGATGGCCGTTACCAGGTTTCTCATAGCTGTAACCCCTCTGCCCAGTCAGTGTTGTTGAAGTCCAGGACAGGCTTGCCAGTTCCGGTACCGGATTTCGCCTTGTCGCGTTTGATTGCCAGCTGCGACCACTTCTCACGAAGCTTTGCAGGACACAGAACATTGCCGCACCAGAAACTGTCCTGGCTGGCCCAGCGGAACAGGCTGCACATGTCGCGATGGTCGCGGCCATCTTTCTCACGCATCAGCCGGATGTCATTTGCCCATCCTGCAAAGGCGGGCTTTCTTGCTGAAGGCTCGATTGCCTTCACCACATCGAACATCCACTCAGCCGCTTTCAGATCGTCAGCAGTCCCCCACTTGTCACCTTTCGATGATTGAATGGCTGCTTCAGGTCGTTGAGGTTTTTCTTGCTGGGCGGCAGGAGGGGAAATTCTCTGACTAGAATCTAATACGTTAGTATTAGATGTTATATTGTTTGTGGCACTTTGATGGCAATCTGTTGGCACAACCTCCCCGCCAGCCCTTGCCGTGAGCGGGATTGCGTTGGCACTTTGATGGCAATCTGTTGGCACAACTTTTTGCTGATAATCGTCGTATTTTGTGACCAGAATCTTAGAAAATTTCTTGTTCGATTCCTTGCTGATCATCCCCAATTTTTCGAACTTCAGTAGCAGATATTTAATCCGGTTTGGGTCAATGCCTGTTTCCTGCGCCAGGGTATGACGCCCGGTGATGAACTCCCCTCTCCTGCAAAGCAGATCACCAAACTCGGTAGCTACCGGACCAGGCGCATGGTTGGCAGAGAGGATGAAGTGAATCCACAGGTGAACAGCGTCAGAATCCGTCCTGTAGAAAGGCAGTTCCATTATTTTTCTGTGCAGCAAGGCAAACCCCTTACCGGTTGCCTCCGGTCTGTCAGCGGCCTTGTCAGGCCGTAATGGTGTTACGTTGGAATAGGCGAGGTTCATGATTTCTCCTGGCCTGTGTTGTCGCTGATGCCAGAGCGGTATTCAGCGAGGATGCGTTTAATCTCTTCAACGGTGCCTTGAGAGAGGATTAGTTGGTGAAAACCACCATCAACATCGAACTCAGCATCAACCAGCAATTCAGCAAGTCGACGTGCCTTGTGAGCGCTGAACTGAGGTATTGCCGCAGATTTGGTAAGCTTGGTCTTGCCAGATGCTTTGGCCTTACCCAGTTGAATCTCAGCGACTGCGGCGGCGTGTGTGCCGTGCTGGCGGGAAAGAGCGACCGCAGTCGTGGGCGCCACCTCACCTGCCCTGACCATTTCAATCAGACTGTCGCCGCACTCCAGCAGCTGAAGATGGTGATCAACATCCGCAATGCTGCGTTTTACCTTCTTCGCTATCTCAGCTGTTTCCCATCCTTGGTTGCTCAGGCGCAGATAAGCCGCTGCACGCTCAAGGGGAGCCAGTGCTTTACCCTGCGAACTTGTAACCATGAAGGCAATGCGATCGGCTTCCGTGCCAACAAAGTCTTTGCACTCCAGGCGGGGGATTTCGGTGCCGGAATCAGTAGCCAACTTTGCGCCGTAATACCGGTGATGGCCGTCGATGACTTTGACGCCTTGTTCAGTGACCTGAACCGCCAGCGGCGGAACAAACTCACCGGCAATGAATGCATCCCGGAATTCTTCAACGTGCACCTGATCGATATCTCGGACGTTATATCCCGGCTCGACATAGATTTCTGACAGCGGAACAAGGAAGGTCTTTCGTACCGTGGTTTCAGTGCCGTTCTGGTCTTTGTATTTGTATAACTGTGAAAGTGATGACATAATTACCCCTGTGAATTGATCCAGTCTTTCGCATCAGGCCTCGAAGCTGTTAGCGCAGCTCGGGGCTTTTTCTTTTGTCATTTCCAGCTGCAGCCGTGAATATTCCAGCTGTATCCAGATCAGGTGCCGGTAATGTTCCAACGGCATTTTCCGTTCTCCAGACATAACAAAATCCTCTACACCGCAGGCGGCGAGAGTTTCCATGATTTCCGGGTATTTTTCGGTTCTTCTGAGGATGGTCGAATCAGCTACTTCAAGCAGCCTGGCAACCACTGACTGACGGGTGTTCGATAATGCCTGGTGAGCGGTGGCCAGCAGGTGGCGACCGATAAACGCAATGCTTCCTGATTTGCGTGATGTTGCGTGTTCCATTTCTTACTATCTCCGTGTTGATTAGTTAGATACGTGAACAAGCCGTGGGGCTTGGCACTTAGTTTTGTGCCTGCGGTTAGGCTGGCGGCCTGATTATTTAAAGAGCGGTATTGCTAGTTACTTAAGCTGCTGCCGTGTTACCTGGTGGGAACACATCATCAAGTGCCGCATTTGCACCAAGTTTGTTGAAAATGCTCACAAACTGGCGACAAAGCTGGATATCCATTCCTCTGCGGCCTGTTTCCCAGTGACCGATAGCACCTGGCGTGTATCCGGCAATTTCCGCTAACTGCGTTTGGGTCAATCCCACTCGCTCGCGGTAAAGTCGCAAATTGTTCATATGAACCTCCATTAGCTTAAATAGAGTATACGTATTGTATCCTTAGCAAGCAAGCTAGTTATACATTTTGTGTCTCGATTGAAGTTATACAGATTGTATAATCAGGGCATGAATATGAAATGGTATGACGTGGCCAAGTCCCGCATGAAGGAAATGGAAATAACGCAAGAGACACTCGCTGAGCATCTTGGAATTACCAAGGGTGCGGTAAGCCATTGGCTAAATGCCAGGCGGGAGCCAAGCATCGAGGACATAGCCAAGATTCTAAGGTTACTTGGAATGAAGGAGTTTACCGTTAACTCGGATGGGACGATTGCTCCATCTGGTTCGATAAGCAATGTTTCCATTGCTGGCCCATATACCAAAGGCAAAAAGTATCCGGTCCTTAGCAAGGTTCAGGCAGGGGCATGGGCAGAGGCTTGCGAAGTCTATACTTTGAAGGATATCGATCTCTGGCTTGAGTCTGACGCACATATTCAGGGTGATGCTTTCTGGCTTGAGGTTGAGGGTGACTCCATGACTGCGCCTGCAGGCCTGAGCATCCCAGAGGGAACTTTCGTCCTCTTCGATACAGGGCGGGAGGCAGCTAACGGGAATCTGGTTATCGCTAAGTTAGTAGATGATAATGAAGCAACATTCAAGAAGCTGATCATCGATGGTAATCAGACATACCTAAAGGGGCTGAACCCAGCCTGGCCACTTATTCCCATTAACGGCAACTGCAAGATCATCGGTGTGGGTGTAGAGACAAAGCTGCGGCTGGTTTAGGCCAGTGGCAGGAAGAGACGTTCGGTAAATTTACAATTAACTTAAGCTAAAAAGGAGTTTGTATGGATGAAGCAGACTTAGCACAGGAACGTGAGGAAGCCCTCATAATAGCGGCCATGTCAGCCAGAAAGCCAGGACTAAAAAGCCCTAATGGCATGTGCATTTGGTGCAAGGAAGAACCTGTAGTACCCAACTCCGCGTTTTGCTCGGCGGATTGTGGTGAAGATTATTTCAAACATGAACGCGAAGCTAAACATCGTTATAGCCCCCCTGACCGAGATTGATGGCTAAAAGGCGATTAAAGCCCAGGACCTGCTAGTGAAGAATGCCCTGCTTACTGCATATGTCTCGATAGTTTCAGTTACCCTGGCCTTCCTGTGGCTCAAGGGTATTTACGCTTAAGCTGGAGCCAGAAGTTCATCCAGACCCTACGACAAGGGAGCATGGTGGAATTTACTCACAGTAGATGTTGGGGGCGATCAGACATCCGGGCGAGGAGAGAATATGAATAGATTCATCATGCCGCTGTTGATTCTCGCAGTAATTGTCGTTTTCGTTGTTGCGTTCTTAACGCGTGTTTAAGGCCGGAAGAAACGTTCAGCTAACCCCAGCGCTCGGAACGAAGAACTTTAGTCGTGAGGAAGTCATGAAAAATCTGATAGTCCCGTCGTGTGAAGTGCTGGCTGTGATAATTGCTGTCTTCCTGATAATAATAGATTTAAAGCCTCTACCGTGGTTCTGATTTGGCGGAAGATGTGCTCAGCCAGAACCCTACACCAGGGGAGTACGGTGGGATTTGCTCACAGGGCATGTGGAAGAATTAAGAATCGATCAGTGCCGGGGGGGCTGATTGATATGGAGAGTAAACGTAAGGATGCGGTAATCACTCCGCCAGGGGTGGTTAGGAGTTAGTCGCTTAGGAATGAGCACCCAACGAGAGAGTATCTCTGAGGAGGAGAAATGGTATTCAATGACCTTGAACGTTACCGAACCAAAAAAATAGTCGAGCAGTTTGTTGAGCTTCATCGCCCGCCGGTCTCAATACGATCACTGGTTGATATCACCTATGCTATCGCCGGACAAACTGTCGAGCTTATAGAGATCAGGCCATCATTAGGTAATAAATATTCCTTTGCCAAAATTGTTTACGTTCGCACTAAAGACGTCTGGATGGTTTATCGCACAGACAGCAGAGCCAACTGGAGACCCTATGACGTTGCTAGAACGCTTGAGGCAGCGTTGAGGATGATTGGAACAGATGCCAGAGAGTGCTTCTTCGGTTAGGGTAGGCCCACCTCGCCGGGTGTTTTGTGCCTGTAGCTTCATTTGCCTGCTAACTTACACCCGCTACATCTTCCGCACTAACTCCAACCAGCCAGAGATTAAAGCTAAGTTCACAGCATTACGCAATCCTGACAGTAGTGGTCGAACCACTATGGTAAAATTCCTAAACTACACATGGGATGGTTACCGTATGTAGTACGAGTGTAAATATTGTTCTTTTTCCCGGCCACTGCGCCGGTTTTTTTGTGCATTCTATTTGACGCCTATCACACAACGGCTAAATTTAACGCTTAACGAATTTTCAGCCCGCCTCTGTGCGGGCATTTTTTTTGCACTTTGCATAACCCCCCTCACCAACCCGAAAATACTCCTCAAGGTTTGACAGGCGCAACCGATAACTTAACTACCGGTAGATCACTATAGTTTTCTCTGTCGGGCTGTAGTGAGGGCACTAGCGGAACCCAGAATGTTTTTGATGCACTTTATCTCCCGGCCATGATGGTCGGGATTTTTTTTGCCTCTTTACTGATCATTTTTTTGCTTAATCGTCACGATGAAAATTGCTAGCTTTCCACCGATGAACAAGCTGGTATCTTGCGCGAGCGTGATTCTTTGTACGCGAATTTCTTTGCTCTTCTGGCCTTCAGGAGCCGACAATTGTGTCGGTTTTTTTTCGCCTGGCGGCCCCAAAACATTTCCGCATCAGAACCATCCTAACTTTGACAACCTAAGAACATGCCTGGAGCCAGTGCTGCTATTGAATAGTAGCCTGAAGATTCTACACATGCGGATTACGTATGTGTGGTTCAAGAGCTTCGATCATTTTCCGGCCTTAGTGCCGGGATTTTTTTGCCTGAAATTCAGCTATACTGCTTGTGGTGCCGAAGAGCGCCTGGTAACAGAGAAGTATCCCAACACCGATTCTCCCGCCCAGTATGGCGGGATTTTTTTGCCTGTAATTTGCATATTAGATTGGTACTACTATCATTACATTAACGATATCCATCGTTAACCTCATAAGACATTCCTGTGCACCACAAATATTCAGCCCGTCGCCAAAGCGGGCTATTTTTTGCCGTCACTTCATCGCCCTGCTCCCGCACCGAACTATCTCAGCTGCATCTCTGTTTACTCCTTTACCGATGACGTTCCCGCGCTCATGCCGATACTGCTCCAGCTTGTCTGCTATTGAGTGTGGGTTAATGCATGCATCAGCCAGCGAAAGCTCCATAACAGCCCTACCCATAGCATAAACCAGCATCTCTAGACGTTCTTCGCTCATATCCATACGACGCCCCCGCTTACAAATCGACTAAATCAGCATATCTCTGCGGCGTTTTTTTGGCGAGATTGAAATTTTAAAAACCTTAAAAATCATCACATAACGTATACAACATGAAATTAGTATACATATCGTATTGCAATGTATGGATACGTTTTGTATATTTAATCCCACAGCAGGACGCTGAAGCAGTACGACAGGGAACGCAGTCACTTTAACAATTTGCTCTCCGCTCTAATCGGCGGGGCCAGAATAAGATGCTTTTGGGATTGGATGAATGCGCAGGCTGATGCGCAGTGGGACGTGGCTGACTCACGAGGATGGCTCAAGCGAATAAGCAAGTTCGACGCCGACGAATAAGCTCCTTATGCCGGAAATCAGCACCGGCCATCCAATCACCAAAATCATCTAACCCGGAGGTCAATCATGGCAACCATCATCTGGAAAGAACCTAAGCCGCAAGGCACAGCTAAAAGCCGCTACAAAGCACGCAGAGCAACGAAGGTTGCAGACCGGACTTTCGATAAGTCGCTGGCGCGTAACTTTGCTGAGGCGGTTACAGGATGCAGCAGCTCGGTATTCAGAGCAGTAACAGCACCTGGAGTGCGTAGTAAGCCTGAGCCAGGTGCAGGGAGTATCTGCATGGGTGATGTGGCGTTGTATCAAGCCGGTCACCGCGGAAAGCCAGTTAACCCTTATCACATTATTAAATAGGAAAGATTATGAAACTGAACATCACGGTAGACCTTGAGTGGCTTGGCCAAGATGGCGACATGGACGCCGAAGTCAAACATGAAATCATCAGCGGCGTGAAAAATGCAATCTCCCGCGATTGCCTGGCTAAGGTTGAGAAAGAGGCTTCAGCGCAAATCAATGCTGCTATTCAAGAGTCAATTGGCGCGGCGAAGTTAGCCATTCAGGAAAAGGCAATTAAGTTCGCTGATGACTGGCTTGAAAAGGAAGTGACCATCACTGATAAGTGGGGTGACACACAGGATTGTCTGACAATAACCGACCTGATTAAGCGCACATTTGATGGCCTGATGGAGAAAAAGGTTAATGACAATGGCGATTTTTCAGACAACTACAGCGGCAACACGCGACTCATCAACTGGCTCACTGGAAAGCGTGTTCAGGATGTTGTTCAGCAGAAGCTGAAGGGGATAAATAAGGACATCGATCGCCAAATTACCGAAGCTGTCAATGCTGGCATTCGTGAGAATGTAGCCAATAAGTTTGCTGAAATGGTCGTGGCCACAGCCCAACACAACAGTCGAACAGCCATCGAGAACAAACAATAAGTCGCCTAGAGCGGCTTTTTTTATGCCTGAATTTCGGAGCACACCATGATAGTCGACCGCAAAGACGGTAAATGGCGCGTCACACAGATGGCCTGTGGCTGTCATTGGCGTGCTGATTTAACAGAAGGGAAAGGGGTATTTGCAGGCAAGGTAATCAGCCAGCAGATGAACAAAGACCAGTTTGAGAGGTGGAAGGATGAGCGGAAAAGTAGCGAACCTGTCGTGGAGTGAGGCAATTAATGCAATGGAAAAGGGTCAGCTCGTCAGAAACCAATATTTCACTTCTGATGAGTTCTTTGAAATGCGAAATGGAAGCATCTTCGCCGAGGATGGTTGCCCCATGGCTGGATGGTATCGCGGGGAAGATTGGCAGAAAGAAGGGTGGCAAGTAATCAGCGATCCTTGTGGATTATAAACGCAAAAAGGGGGCATTTATGGAGCCAAAGTCTGGAGACAAGATAAGGATTGTACGGGATGACAACTGGTATGGGACTGAGGTTCTCACATTCAATCTTGAAATATACCGCTTTACGCTGGGCTTTTTTGCCAGTGATAACGACCGTGAGGCGTCAAGGTTTACGCCTCTTTCTGATCCGGACTTGTATGGAGATGGGCCTGAAAGTGAAGACAATTACATATGCAATTATGGCCCATACCGAACAAAACAAATCGCTCTATTTGAAATCATCTCCACGACTGATTGATATCGCAAAGCGGTTATAAGTGACCGCTTGACGATGGCGCCCAGTCATCAACCAACGCGCTTTAGACAAGGTGGCGTTGGCCGTTATTGTTCAGCTTGGCCTCTCCGGAGGCCTTTTTTATGCCCACAGGAGAGGAATATGAGCGAAACAACGGATATCGCAGTACTCGAAATTAAGCCAGAGCAGGCGCCGGCGGTTTATGTGCCGAATGGTCTCGATCAGTACATTGAGCAGATTAAGCAGGCTGTGAATGAAGTCCCTGACCTGACCACTGCAAAGGGCCGCGCTCGGGTAGCTTCACTGGCAGCTCAGGTATCACGTAGCAAGACGGCCATTGAAAAGCCGGGTCGTGAGTATCTGAAGCGACTTAAGGAAGCTGTAAAGCCTGCTGAGGCGGAAATTAAGCGGTTCGTTGATGCTTGTGACGAGTTGCGCGATGCCACTCGCCAGCCACTGACTGAGTGGGAAGCTGAGCAGGAAAGGATTGCGGCTGAAAAGGCCGCTGAGGAAGAGCGCCAGCGCATCGCAGCTGAAGAGCTGGCCGCCGCTGAAGCGCTGAAAAAGCAGTTCGAATCAGATCACGAAATCGCCCTTCTGCTTAATGACAAATTCGACCGTGACGCAGCTGAAGCAAAAGCCGAAGCAGAACGCCAGCGCGTTGCCCGTGAGGAAGAGATTAAGCGGCAGGCTATCGAGCAGGAACGCATTGATGCCGAGCAGAAAGCACAGCAGGAACGTGAAGCAGCAGCCAAGCGTGAGGCCGATTTAAAGGCAGCTGCTGAGCAGGCAGAGCGTAACCGTATCGAAGCACAGGAACGTGCGGAGCGTGAAGCTAAAGAGGCAAAGGAAAAGGCTGAGAGGGAAAAGCAGCAAGCTATCGAAGCAGAACAACTAAAGGCTCGGCAGGATGCCAATCGCATTAAGCGGGAAGCCGAGCAGAAAGAAGCCATTCGCCTGGCTGAAGAAAAACGCATTGCCGATGGGGCCGCCTCCCGCGCTGCTGATATTGAGCACCGCAAGACAGTGAACAAAAAAGCACTGGCCGATCTGGTTGCCGCTGGCGTACCGGAAGACTGCGCCAAGGCCTGCATTACAGCTATCGCTAAGGGCACCGTTAGCGCCATTCGGATTACCTACTGATTCAGTTTTACAACTACCTGATAAACCAATATTTGAAATTAAATTTTGTCGTTAATTCTCAGTAAAATCATTGTCATTACTGCTCTCAACATATCGGGTAATAGAAATGAGTTGTTTGTAGTACTTCATAACTAAATCAACGTCTGAGGAAAGAAAGCTTTCGGACGATTTTAATGCGGAAATGAACGCTTTATCGACATCTCCATTCATTGATTTTACGCCCCCATTTTTACCCTGCGTAAGCGTTAATACACCAAGCAATAGGGACTGGGCTTCGACCTGAGCTGTTAACTCTTTAGCCTTTTCATCCATTTTAGACATCTTCATTAGTATTCCAATCATCAGATTTCTCATGCGCATCTCCTATTTACTCAAAAAATGACCTTAACAAAAAAGCTACGGCATTAATTGTCCCGGAGTCTTAATTCAGTCATTTCAGTTGAAATTTTCACATAAACAAAAAAGGAACCCACGATGTCATATGCAATCGCGGGCGATGCCGTCGTGGCTCGCCCTTATTTTGATGCGTTTAAATCAATTCAGTTTCACCCTAAAAACATCCTGACCAGTGCCAGCTTCACTCCCCCGCCCCGTAAGAGCTGGCTGGATAAGTTGGTTGAGTTTCTGCGCTCGGAGGGTAAGCCATGAGGCTCACATTCAAAGACAGGCAGGAAATCGAAACCATCATCAAAGGATTTGGTGATGTTGAGAATGAACAGGTGCGGGAGATGGTCGAGCGGATTGTTGAACCTCTCAAACACAACCCTGTGGAAGCCGCTATGACGGTGTTCTTCTCCAAGCAAGGCGACGATATGGAAATGGTTGGAAGGGCTCAGGATGGCTCTGACGCGCAGGATATGGCGCATAAATTCCTTTGGGATTACGTGACCAAAAACGAAGAGCAGCGCCTGGCTGAGTCAATCTGGAAGGGCAAGCACTCGTATCGTGAGGTGGCCTGATGGAACCGGGAATGTACCTCGATATCAGCAACGAGGATTACCACTCAGGCGCGGGTGTTAGTAAATCTCAGCTGGATGACATTGCAACTAACCCGGCCATCTACAAATGGCGCAAGGAAGCGCCAGTGGATACCGAAAAGCTTACGGCACTTGATATGGGTACCGCCCTGCACTGCCTTTTGCTGGAGCCGCTGGAGTTCGACAAGCGATTCATCGTGGCGCCGGAATTCAACCGCCGCACAACCGCAGGCAAGGAAGAAGAAGCTCGCTTTCTAAGGGATTGTGAAGGCAGCGGCATGACAGTCATGGATGCGGAACAAGGCAGGAAACTGAAACTGATGCGCGAGAGTGCGCTGGCGCATCCGGCGGCCAGATGGCTGCTTGAAGCTGAAGGACAATGCGAGGGTTCAATCTACTGGACAGATGATGAAACCACTGAGCTATGTCGCATCAGGCCGGACAAGTTCCTGACAGGCCAGCCGGTAATCGTTGACGTCAAAAAGGTGGCGGATATGGATCGCTTCCCCCGTCATCTGGCTGAGTTCCGGTATCACATGCAGGAAGCAATGTATCGCGAAGGTTATCTACGCCACTTTGGCGAATACCCAATGTTTATTTTCCTTTGCGTCAGCGAAACCATCGACTGCGGCCGCTATCCGGTTCGCACCTTCCAGATTCAGCCTGATGATACCGAGGATGGTTACAACCTCTTCCGTACCAGCCTGAACACTTATCACGAATGCCGGACTACCGATAACTGGGGCGGCATCGAAGAAATCACCCGCCCAGCCTGGGCGAAGAAAAAGGATTACTCATGAGCAACGAAATCATCCACGCCCCGGCTAACGAGGCCGATACGAAAGCAGCCATCTTCAGCCCGTCAGGTCTGCAAAAGCTTCAGGCATTTGCCGCGGTCATGGCAGAAGGTAAAACGACAGTGCCGGCACATCTGGCCGGGAAGCCGGCTGACTGCCTCGCGGTGGCATTACAGGCTGCTCAGTGGGGTATGAACCCGTTCGCTGTGGCGCAGAAAACTCATCTGGTGAACGGCACGCTGGGATATGAAGCCCAGTTGGTTAATGCGGTAGTGACCAGCTCTACTGCCGTTCAGGGTCGCTTCAAATACGAGTATGGCGGCAACTGGGATGCCTTTAAGCCGGGTGCAGCCAATGCCGCTAATGAGAAAGGTTTGTGCATTCGCGTGGGTGCTGTGCTTCGCGGTGAAACGGAAATCACCTGGGGCGAATGGCTGTTCCTGGAATTCATCACCACCCGCAACTCACCGCTATGGAAGACAGCGCCAAAGCAGCAGATGGCATATCTGGCCGTGAAATACTGGGCGCGCCTCTACTGCCCGGACGTCATTCTCGGAGTTTACACCCCGGACGAGTTTGAGCAAAAAGAGCGTATTGAGCGCGATGTAACCCCGGCACGCACCCGGCAGGATTTGAACCACCTGATCAACCAGAAGCCCGCCACTGAAGAAACCGCGGCCCAGCAGTCGGCTGAACGCACGCCAGATGAACTCCTTGCAGCCTTTACTGAAGCAGCCAGCAAGGCGACTGATGCCAAGGAACTGGATCGTATCTATAGATACGCCGCTAAGCATCTCGCCAATGACACGGAAAAGTTGGATTTGGCTACTGACGTCTACAGCATTCGCCGGGATGAACTCACCGAAGCAGCGTAACTAATCTCCGGGCTGGTTGCGCCTGGCCCTCATTACGAAGCAATAAAACAAGAGCAGCCTGTGAGCAGGTGAAGAAGCGGATCATCGAGCATAGGCCATTTTTTCAGCTTGAGTGTGGCGAGGTAAGGCGGTAAAAATGCATTACTAATTCCACAAGATATAAGATGATCGAGAGGAAGATAAATTGATCTCATCACGGATACTGGTTTTGCTTTTGCCGCTTTTTCTTACTGCTTGCATGTCAACGCCCAATGAGGCAAGGCGTGATACTCCTGTATTTTCTGGCACGAGCGGAAAATCTCCTGATAATCTCTCCGAATGTATCTATGAAGGATGGACGAATACCCGGGTGATGCTGGAGAGAGACAATACAACTCATACTGAGCGCTCGGGTGGGAGGGTAACTGTATTTACATGGAAAGACAGTCTGTTTGCAGACATATTGTCAGAAAAGGACGGCTCTCGAGTGAAATTCTATAAGACGTTCGGTATGGGATACACCGTTTCATCTAATAGGAATGATGTCGTAAAAGACTGCCTGTAATTTCAAATATGCTTCCAAGCGACCTGGCTCCAGCGGGTTTTTTATAAAACAGGATCATCAATCTCCTCAACCAACTCACTTCCCTGATGCTTCACGCTGCCCACTGACTTCGATACCGGGTGCCAGGTGAAATCATCTGATGGTATGGATTGCTCTTTGGCTATGTCCTTAGCCTCTTCAGAACTGGTATCGGGATTGAGCCAGTCCAGCACAGCGGATGTGCTCAGAACCAGCGGCCGGCGGTCATGGATATCGACCAAACCTTTATCGCTGGCGGCGGTGACAATCACAAAGCCCTCATTCTCGTTCTGCTTATCGTAGGGAGCTTTGCCGATCGCAGCGAAGAAGATGGGTTTACCGGATTTGTGGTAGATGAAGTAAGGCTGCTTCTTGCTGCCGTCACGCTTCCACTCATACCATCCGTCGGCCATTACGATAGCGCGACCGTTGTTCCACAGCGGCTTGAACATGCGCCCGGTGGCTGCGGTCTCTACCCTGGCATTAATCAGCGGGGCTTTGTCCCACCACTCGGGCCCATAGCCCCAGTGAACCGGATCAAGATGAAGGGAGTCATCACGCTGATTTAGCAGCAGGACATTGGTGCCGGGCGCCACGTTATACCGGCCGATCGGGTCAGGGTCGTAAGCAATCTCCCGCTCTACTTCGTCGGCAAACTCTTTCAGGTATTCTTCGCGTGTTCTGTACTGCGTGAATCGTCCGCACATAGGCACCTCTGTAGTGGCACACTGAATTTGGCCACCTGAATAGAGGTGATATCATCACCTCATAGTCAAAACAGGTGACATTATGACCGGACGTAACAGACGCAATTTTAGCCCCGAGTTTCGCCTCGAAGCTGCCCAGCTTGTACTCGATCAGCATTACACCGTTGCCGCCGCTGCTACGGCAATGAACGTCGGCAAATCCACAATGGACAAATGGGTTCGACAACTGAAAGAAGAGCGAGCGGGAAAATCACCCACTGCTTCACCCATGACACCTGAGCAGATTGAAATACGCGAGCTAAAGAAAAGACTTCAACGCGTTGAAATGGAAAGGGATATATTAAAAAAGGCTACCGCGCTCTTGATGTCAGACTCCCTGAACAATTCTCATTAGTTGAGAAATTCAGGGCGCGGTTTCCTGTTGCCGTTGTGTGCAACGTGTTTGGGGTTCATCGCAGCAGTTATAAATACTGGCGGCAGCCCAGGAAGCCTGACGCCACGAGAGTGGCATTACTGAGCCTTGTGCGTGAAGTTTATCGCGAAAGTAACGGCTCAGCAGGAGCGCGAAGCATTGCCGCGATGGTCACCACCAAAGGTATAAAACTGAGCCGCTGGCGGGCAACAAAGCTAATGAAAGCGCTCAATATTATCAGCTGTCAGCAACCTGGCCATCGTTATAAGAAGGCGTCTAAGGAGCACATTGAGATCCCTAATTATCTGGATCGCCAGTTTGCTGTTACCGAGCCTAATCAGGCCTGGTGCGGTGATGTGACTTATATCTGGACGGGAAAACGCTGGGCTTATCTGGCTGTTGTACTCGATTTGTTTTCCCGTAAACCGGTTGGCTGGGCGATGTCATTTTTCCCGGATTCTGCACTGACAGCTAAAGCGCTGTCCATGGCCTGGGAAGCGCGAGGAAAGCCGGCTAATTTACTGTATCACTCGGACCAAGGCAGCCACTATACCAGCAGGAATTTCAGGCAGTTACTGTGGAGATATCAGATAAAGCAAAGCCTGAGTCGCCGGGGAAATTGCTGGGATAACAGCCCAATGGAACGATTCTTCAGAAGCCTGAAAACAGAGTGGGTACCGGATAATGGCTACGCGAATTTTAGCGAAGCCAGCACGGCAATAACGAATTACATCACAGGATATTACAGCCAGCTCAGACCTCATCAATATAATGGTGGTTTGACGCCGAATGAATCAGAACGATTGTTCTGGAAAAACTCTAAAGCTGTGGCCAGTTTTTGTTGACCGCTACACTCCTGCTTAAAGATAGTGCAGGCAGGCCATTTGTTCAGCTTGAGAGCTCAACTGTTTACAGATATCCTGGTTATGAGATTCTATGTTAGCTAGCTAATAAGTCTGTAGATAACTTATCTCTCTGGAGGGTCAATAAAGCACGATTACATTATTTTCGGGGCTGGACATGATGGGAGCATTTTAACGCTTGAGCACTTTTGCACAGAATTACCCATCTTACCTTACCCATGCACCTTTAATAAGAGCGATGAAGTGCAACCAATCAAACTGGAGCTATTTGATGTTTTCCAGGCTGAAGTTGGTGGCAAGCAATACAACGTTGCTTCTAATGATGGGGTTCAAATTAGCAGGGTTGCAAAGGTGGTTTCCGAAAGAAAGCCTCGACCAACCAACAGTTAATATACCGCTAACAAGCCGCCCACTGAGGCGGTTTTTTTACACCTAAATTTCAGGAGTCATCCCATGCATGCAGACATAACAGACCAGGCCGCTGAGCTTGAAGAACTGGAAAGGACTATCGCTTTGGCTAACAGGAAGAAGCCGGAACCGCCGTCACCCATTTGCCGCAATGGCGATTGTGGGGAGCCATCTCAGCCGGGTGCGAGCTACTGCTGCCCGGAGTGCAGGAAAGATGATGAGCTTAATCAGTGGGCGGCCAAACAACGCCTTGTAGCGTGAGGATGCGCTATGTCGCCGGAGTCTCAGAACGCGATCAACAGCACAGCCCGAGCTGCAGTTAAAGAATACACCAACACATCAAACACCCTCACCTACCGTCAGATACTCGATAAACACGCCAAGCGCATTGAAACCCTGATACCTGCACAACATCGCGGGCGGGCATGGCTATGGCTGAATTGCGTGTATCAGCGGCTGGGCTGTGGTGGATAGGAGATGAAGTCATGAGAGGACGCGATGAATGAGCTGGCTCTTTTCGCAGGCGCTGGCGGAGGAATACTCGGCGGGCACCTCCTTGGATGGAGGACAGTTTGCGCAGTTGAACGTGATGCCTACGCCGCACAAGTTCTGGCGCAACGACAAAACGATAGATGCTTGCGACCATTCCCGATTTGGTCTGACATCTGCAGTTTTGATGGAAAGCCATGGAGAGGCATTGTTGACATCGTTTCTGGCGGCTTTCCCTGCCAGGACATTAGCTCGGCTGGACGTGGCGCAGGAATCGAAGGTAGCAGGTCAGGGTTGTGGTCAGAGATGGCAAGAATCATTGGTGAGATACGACCTTCATTCGTATTCGTGGAGAACTCACCCCTCCTTATCGGAAAAGGACTTGCCCTGGTCATCAGTGACCTTGCCAAAAATGGGTATGATTGTCAGTGGAGTCGTGTTTCAGCAAAAGAATTTGGTGCGCCTCATAAAAGAGACCGACTTTGGTTGGTCGGGAGAAATGTTCGCGACACCACAAGCCCGGGATTACCGATCGGGTTCAATTGCCAGATGGAAGGATCCGAAGAGGTCCAGAAACCTGAACGACCAGGTTGGTGGCCTGCTGAACCCGAACTGGCAAGAGTGGCTAATGGGATGGCCCATCGGGTGGACCGAATTAAAGCCCTTGGAAATGGACAAGTTCCGCGAGTGGCAGCAACAGCATTCAGCATCCTGAAGTGATCACCCTTCCCCATGTTCTCATCGCAATAGCATTCGTGATCGCCGCCTGGGCGATATTCAAAATACTCTGAACGAGGAAACAACTATGCATCAGCATCAGTTTCAACCAGACTCGCTTGTTGATCTCAAATTCATCATGGCTGATACTGGTTTCGGCAAGACATTCATTTATGACCGCATCAAAGACGGCACCCTTCCAAAAAGCAAAATCATTCATGGCCGGGCAAGATGGCTTTACAGTGACCACTGCGCATTCAAATCTAAGCTTCTGAATAACCCAGATGGGTAAATGCGCGGGTAAAAATATTCTTCCACTAAATAAAACCATTCAAATACAACCTCCTGCGTGATGAATTAGGTGTCTGCAGGGGACACCATCTGACCGTTCGCTACCCTCCGCTTTAGTTCGCAAATCCCAAGTCAATCAACCTCCCCTTAAATCATTTTACGCATTGTTTTTTTAGCCGTTTACCTCAGCGGAAAAGAGGCAGGCGGTGAAAAGTTATTATGAGTTTTTATGCCTCTTTAGCATGTTATGCAGCGCCAGAAATATCAGACCAACACCTATCAGTATCAGGAACGCATATCCAAGTGAATGGAACAACCCTATTCCTGCGATCCCGCCGGCCAGAAATGACAGCAAGGTGAATGAGTGCAGCCTGAGTCTCTCAAGATAAAGCGGAGCGTCCTTAGGTGATTCCTTTCGCCTGAGCACGTCGAAGAGCAAGGCCAGCTCTATACCGATATCCGTAGATGTGCCTGATACATGCGTTGTTCTTACACGCGCGTTAGATATTCTCGTGACGACAGCATTTTGTAAGCCCATTAAAAAGCTCAGGCTTAAGATAAGTAACACGCCGGGGGAAACTGGCGTGAGATAGCTCTCAACAATACCGAGCACGACAAGCCCGACACCCTCTATAAAAATATTAATGGCGTATACCGTACGCATTTTCTTTCTGCGACCTGAATTGATAACAATTGTCGAGAATGCAGAACCGGCAATGAAAATGCTGACAATCGACAGAAAGAAAATAGCTGGTGCCAGGTTTGCTTTGGCAAGATGATCTGACAGTGAAGAGACGTTTCCCGTCATGTTGGCAGAGAAAAAACCGACAGCTTCAAATGCTGCGGTGTTCAGGGCTCCGGCAACGGCGGCGAGCGTACAAGCGAGTTGTGTATCTGCAACATGACTTCGCGAATTCTCAGTGCTAATTAACATGGAACCTGCCGTGTTCACCTGGGGTAGACACATGATCCGCTCATTTTTCATCAGTGACAAGATGACCAGCCAGACAAAGACAGTACGGCGAGTTTGTACAACTCTTTTCATTTTCGCGTCACATAGATCGCTTCATAAGGCGCACCCGCAAATGTACCTTGGGCTTAAAAAACCGCTCGGAGGCACTTTAAGTTTCTACTTCAGTACATTACAAACACTTTTTGAAATTCTTCGACATCTTTCTCAAAGTTGTGCCGATCCGGGGCTGCATTGTAGTGTTCAGTAAGGCAGAGTGAAGAGAAAAGCGTTATAACCTTCGGATGCATCTTCATTAATGTTCTCAATAGCAAGATCATTATTCTCTTTAATTTTGCCTGCGGCCACGAGGTCGGATTTGCTGTCCCAGGTCATATTGCCATCTGGGCAAAACCCTGACACACTCCAGTTGCCACATTCAATACGACCTATGAAAATGTTCCTTTTTGTTGCTTCTTCGCACAGCTCCTTTGCACCTTTAGGCGTAAATTTCATGGTGCTATTGCCATTCAATTCAAAAAAGTCAGCTCCTGTATCATATAACACATGACGTTCAAAATTCTGACCAGCCATAATTCTCTCCTCAGTACAGGTCGTTAACCCTATAACCACTATTTTTCAATTATTATTGAGCATTAACGGATAAAATTACGGCAAGTGCAGGATAAACTCACCCATCGAGTTTCATCACGAGTCCGGATTGCCAATGTCATTTACCAAGTCACTCCCCTGATTCTTAACATTCCCCACCGTCTTCAAAACAGGATGCCAGGTGAATTCGTCTGAGGGAATGGATTGCTCTTTAGCGATGTCCTGCGCCTGCTCAGAAGTGGTATCGGGATTCAGCCAGGCCAGTACTGCGGATGTGCTCAGAACCAGCGGCCGGCGGTCGTGTATATCAACCAGACCTTTATCGCTAGCCGCAGTGACGATCACAAATCCTTAGTTCGCGTTCTGCTTATCGTAGGGAGCTTTGCCGATCGCCGCGAAGAAGATGGGCTTACCGGATTTGTGGTAGATAAAGTAAGGCTGTTTCTTGCTGCCGTCACGCTTCCATTCGTACCAGCCGTCGGCCATGACGATAGCGCGCCCGTTGTTCCACAGCGGCTTGAACATGCGGCCGGTGGCTGCGGTCTCTATCCTGGCATTAATCAGCGGTGCTTTGTCCCACCATTCGGGCCCGTAGCCCCAGTGAACCGGGTCAAGATGAAGGGAATCATCGCGCTGGTTTAGCACCAGGACGTTTGTACCGGGCGCCACGTTATACCGGCCGATCGGTTCAGGGTCGTAGGAAATATCCTGCTCTGTTTCGTCGGCAAACTCTTTCAGGTATTCTTCGCGTGTTCTGTACTGCGTGAATCGTCCGCACATAGGCACCTCCTTTTTCAAGGGTAGAGCATGCAGGTTAAGTGGTCAGCTTGACGACTTATAGTACTAAAGGTTTCAAGTGGGATGTCGATGAAACATTTACTTAGGATGAACGTATTTTACAAGGATTAATGATTGAAGTGGCTAGTAGTTTGTTTGATTTTTATGGCATCCAGTGCTCTGGCAGAGCGAGAATATGAGCCACCACTCGTAAGATGCCTCAATGACAATGTTCTCCCTGAAATCCCATCAAATAGATCAGCAGTTACAATCGTGGACGAAGCATTCAAAAAATGCTCCAAAAATGTAAACATCTGGATGAAAGAGCGGGAGTCACTATCCCCAAATATACAGACGAGTCAGTACGGTGAACTTCATGATTTCTATATCAGGATGATTGAGATACGAAGGAAAGTCATCGCAAAACGAAACCACGAAACCGCTCAATGAAGCGGTTTTTTTTATGCTTAAAAATAAGGAGCCCCCTCAAGCATGCAGACCTAACAGACCAGGCCGCTGAGCTTAAAGAACTGGAAAGGACTGTCGATACGACCATGGGATGTTCTTGTGGGCAAAAAAGCAAAGGCAAATTGCATGACTGAAGCAGCGAAAGCCTTTGAAGACCGCATCAAAGACGGCCCCTTCCAAAAAGCAAAACCATTCAAATACCCCCCCTGCATGATGAATCAAGTGTCTGCCGTTAACATCATTTTACCGTTTTCCTACTTGTTAAAAGCATACCAAATTCAGCAATAATCCCTTATTTATGACAAACGCTGACTCAATTTAATCTATCTCTTAGAATCAGAGTGAAACTTCGCAAACCTATCGTTAATCGAAAAAAGTTTTAATCATTTGTTTTTTGCATTCTTGAGATTTCAGATTCGTTTAAAGGAAAACCTTCAACATGTCCACCCGAAACTTTAACGCCAACAACAAAACTTCTGATTGAATCATCCCCCGTCGTTTTTTTCAGAATAAACTTTACGATATATTCTTTGTTCTCTGCTGGTTCAAATTCAGCAGGAGAGAGACATAATTTGTCATTTAAAAAATTTATGTCACCTACGATTCGATTGCGCTGAGCTTTTGGTGGAGTGTCCCTCAAATTGATCGACAGATAAGTAGGTACATATCCCTTTGAGTGAGTAACTGGAAAACAAATATCTTTTCCGTTACGGACGGCTGGTATTGTTTCATCATGCCGCCCTCTGTCTCCAATACCAGGGCAGCCAGTAAGTACAAAAGAACTGCCAGATAACATCAATATAATAACGGAATTTTTAAGTGATAAATTTCTCACCAAGGGAATCCTCGTAAAGCACTTTTATAACTCGACTCAATTTCAGAAAGTCGTAAATCACCGTCAAGCGTTACAACTTCATTTCCATAAAGCCATAAAAATGACTCGTATCCCCATGAGCTAAGAATAAAATTATCCGCAATAATTTGTGCCTGCTGCTCCATCGGGTACTCGCAGAGTAGTCTGCCATCAAGCCTGTAGCGATAAGACACAATCCAGCTTGCCAGCCCCCGGCAGATTACACACATCCCTCGTTCGCGTTGCCAGACATGACTGAGTTCATGAATGAAAGTGTGCTGCTCAGTGGAGGACGTTTTTGAATAGTCATCCTTGTATAACTGAGTCCGGTAATAGATCTCCCCGTGAGGAGTCATGACAGCATGCTCATGCTGGAGGCTAAACGGTAAATAGCTATCATGATGGATCCAGACTTTGTTGTAAGAGATCCTGTCACCAAACACCCTTTTAGCGAGTTGTATTTCTCCTGAGCTCATAAGACGTAGGCTACCCTCTTTGATAGCTTTCTCATTAGCTGTCTCTACACTATCCATGTCGACTCCATGTAAGATGGTACGGATATTTTCCATGACCACAATTTCCCTTTTCGTACTGCACGAATATATATTATCTAAATCACATGAAGCAATAAATAAGAATGAAGCTTGACGATTTCTATATGAGAATATTCTTAAGCATTGGCGTAGATTGCTGAAGGAAGTTAAAAAAAAGAGAAAGTTTATCAAGATGATAAACGTTAATTTAATACAGCTTTTACTTCCTAAAAATCTCATTTAGCCAATATTATTAAGCTACTTATTATTTATCGGCGGTTTGTTTAATGAAGCATAATAACCCCGCAGTGTTTTCTCGGGGCGTGGATGAAAACAGATTAATGGCCCAAGCTAAAACGATGGCCCTAAGAATTATTCTTCCCGGATAAGCGTGGGGGTCTGTGCATATGCATACACATGTCCCCAGCCTACCCCTTCCCTCAGGTCTTACTCACCGTGTAGCTTTTAACCTTGCCGCCATCGAGTTGCACCGTTAGCGTTTTGCCTTCAGTGGTACTGCCGGCTTTCGCCTGGCTGTAGCTCCACATCATCAGCAGATGATTCTCCGGGTATGGTGTTTCCGTGGTCGGCTGGCCGAACAGTGAAATCAGATCCTGGCGGCTGGTTTGGCCGTACTGGATTTTGCTCAGCTTGGCATCATCGAAATCCTTGCCGGTTGAAGAGGTGCAGCCGGAAAGAAACAGAACAATGGCCAACACAGTCAGTATTTTTCTCATCAATATTCTCGTCAAACTGAAGGGCTATCCGACTTTTTCACAGTCGTAGGAACCGCTGATGCGGATCTGGCTGGCGCTGGTTCGCACCACCTGCACGTTCAATGTCGCCTTGCCGTGCTGAACAGCCTGGTCCATATCCAGCATACCCGGTGCCTTGGTGTTCTTAACCCGCAGATGGATTTTCACATTATCGTAATCCCCTTTATCACCGGTAAAAGTGACTTTCTGCTGGGTGGGCTTGGTGTTATTGACGTAAACGCTACCGTCCTGGTGGCGATCTAAATGAAAAGGACCGCATTGCATTGCCGCCATTGCTGGTGAAAGGCACAGCATTAGCGTGGAGAGAAGCAGGGATGTTTTTATCAT